GGCCAGGGCCGTCCACCCATGCTCCCGGCGAATGAGAGCGTGTACATGCCCTCCGTAAGAAGCGCGTCGCAGGAAAGCCTCACTGAAGGGGAATTACCGATGCTCGGGAGATTTCTGAGTCGTATCCCGATTATCGTGCCGGCGTAGAGGTCGGGCAATTCCAGAACCGGCGTGGTATAGCCGCCGAAAGACAACGTGTAGGTGCCTCCGTTCGCACCTGAAAACACCATCGTTTGTACTTCATTCGCCCCGTATCCCGGAATCGGCGTCGTCACGTCTATCAGCATAGCCCCGGTCATGCTGGAATTGATGACAACATCCGGCAGATCGCAAGACCCGAGGTCACCCTGAAACGCGAGCCAGTATTTCCCTGAAGTGACAGTCACCACGACATTATTAAGATCAATCGTCGGGACGGCTTCCAGGATGGTCTGCACGGTGGCCGCATTGGCGTCCCAATCAATACTCTCTGACGTGGAACCGCGAAACGCCACGGTATAGGTGCCCTGAGTCGCGGGAGGGCTGATCCTGTAGCTCTGAGTCTCGTCACCTCCGCTGATCCCCTGACGGATCGTGCTTGGGGTAATGGAGCCTATGCCCGAGAGCATACTGATCGTGGAGGGGTCAAGGGGCTGGCACGCCATGTTGCCTTGCCAGTTGAGCACGTAGGGACCCGACCCGGCAACCGTCACGTCAGACGGGCCGATGTTTGGCAGAGCGATTAAGGCCGCCTCGACGGTAGCCGCGTTGGCGTCCCACGGAATGGCCGTGGTCACCTGCCCGCCGAGAGAGAGTCGCCATGTTCCGCCAACCGCTGTAGTCGGGTGCGTGACCGTGTGAATAGCCGAGACGCCAGCGGAGCCGGCTTGAAACCGCCCGACAACAATCGCGCCGGATGTAATCAAACTGCCGATCGCAGTAAGCGGGCTCACGTATTGAAACCCAAGGGTATTGACAAACTCAATTCGGAAAGTATTGTCCCCCAAGTCCAGCACATTCACAGAGTCCGGTCCGGTGGCCACCTCCAGAGCGGTTTCAATTTCGCCCGCACTGGCATAGCACGAGAGCGGCGCAGTTGCTCGATTTTCAAACGTCAGCACGAAAGTTCCGCCCGTTGACGTATGCGGAAGACCCACAGTTTGGACGGCATTTTTGGCGTGAGTCCGGTCAACCGTTCCTGATGCGTGCACGAGCACCGGCCCGAATGGCTTGCCGGGGGTAATCGCTGTCAGGATCAGCAGATTGCCGGAAACCGACGCCGTGACCTCCATGAAGAGCGGGTCGGTGCTCGCGTTCCACAGCGCGGCAAGGGCCGTCACGCAATCAGGGAGGCTGGCAGACTGGCAGGTGTATTCGATGTAGTGGCTGGGGGCATCGCGGAAGTAAACGCGCAGAATCGTGCCGGCTGCGATGTAGACGGGCGTGCCGTGCTCAACTTGCGCGACCTCGGGGGCTCCGCCAGTGAATCGGTTCGTGGGCATGTCAGTTTTCCTTCTCGATTATCGCCTCTGCCAATCCGCACGGGCCCCGCTGAATCCACTCCAGCCAACTATCTTCTCGGCACTTGCCCGGCACGAGCGGGCACCAGCATCCGCGGAACTGGGGGCAGGCGAGGCAGCGATCGACTTGCTCCAGAGCCGCCGGCAACACGTCTTCGGCGATGCACGCCACCACGCTTGCCCGCACCGACTGCCGCCACTGTTCCGGGGTGCCGCGGCAGTGCATCTTGATCCGATCAGGCGATTGGCGCGAGCGAACCCGCTTCAGGCAGGTTTCGCACCCGTAGAGGACGCCCCGCTCGTTGGCGTCGATCGGTGAGAGTTGGCAGTTCATTCCTCTGTCTCAATCGCCAGCGTTCCGGTCAAGGCCGAAGTATCTCCCGGCCAGTCCCATTCCCCATGCTTCTCCATCTCGCCCGTGTAATCCTCGCACTCAAAAGAATTGCCCGTAATGTTCTCTTCCGTGACCATCAAATTGGTGGCGAGTCCATGAATTGGATCAAAGGTCAGGCGGAATCGCCAAACGTCCGCCGTTTTGTCGAGCACGATCAGGGCACCGCAGGAAACCTCGATTGGCCAAGGGTCTCCCCACTCAACCCATTCACCCTCGATAAGCCGAAATTCCTGCCGCTGAAATGTTCCAAGCACGACCGGAGAAGAAACCCCAAGTCCGGTTTCCCGCCCGCAGACGGAATGTCCGTCATCGTCCATACCGGGCTCTAGCCCTGGCACGTAATCCGAAATAAAGTCTTCACTGTTGAAAACGAGTTCGGCGTTGAGATTTTCCACGTCGGTATCGCGGAAGTAGGGCGATTCATCGCCCTCTCCCGGTGCTGGAGTTGACGTAAACCCATCAGTGTTGATCCGGAATATCCTGCCTTCCAAACCATCCTTGCAAGGCAGGCACCCAGCACAACAATCATTGGGGTTGAGCAACATTAGTCCGGGCACTCCGCAGCGATCAATAGCCAATCACCGTCCTCGTTTTCCATGACGTATCCCCACTTCTCAGCCGCAAGAGTTTGACTACCGAGCAATTTGCCGTGGACTTCCACCTCGCGGTTTAGGTTTCGCCCGTTCTTGTCGGTGTACAGGTCGCCCTGCGCGGGTGTGTCCGCGGTCAATTCCGTTTGCATCTGAACCGCGTAGACATAGGTGGGGGCCGCGCCAAGTCGCACGACGGCCCCAACGACACCCGTGTTTCCGGCCTTCCAGAGAATGCGCGCAGGCCCGGCGCTATCACTCTCAAGATGTTCCGTCTCGCCCGTGATGGCCTTTGCGTATTCGTGCTCCGCGTCGTTGACCTTGACCTGCACCAAGGACACGCCGACCAACATGCCGTCCACAATCTGATCGACAACCGCCCCGTTCTGGAGAATCGCAAAAACGTCGCGATTTGTCGCGGTCGGCACCACGCCCGTCAGGGCAGGCTCGCGCTTGAATTCATCATCATCCGCATCCGGCCCGACGATCGGGACCGTAAGGGCCACAATCGAGAATGGGTCAAGCGCCTTGCCGGTGCTGTTCAAGACGGGGATCGTGCCGGAGCACTTCCGGCCGTATCGACCCGGCTGTGCGGAAAGATCGTGCTCGTGCCGGAGCCCCGCCCGCACAGCATCGACGGCCCGGTTATGCTGATGGGCATCGTATCGGATGGGGTCACCGGGGTAGACCTTTTCGGAATCGGGCATGGCTAGACCCCTATTCCAAGGGCTGCGAAGTTAGTTTCCTCGCAAAGCTGTTCGCAGTAGATCGCCTGGGGCCTTGGGCCCCGCGATTTGCCCGACGGGTCCTTTTTTTCGATGGAGTGGACCCAGAGATAATCCCAGCCGTATTTCGTCACGGTCTTCCCTGCGACCGTGACCTGCATGTGCCGTGAAAAGTCAAATCGGTGGCCAATCTCCACGGCCATGGGGCGACTGCCAGCGCTCATCGATCCCGAAAACTTTCCGGTCGGACCCATGTAGAGTAGCGTATTCGCCGCGTAGCCCCAGAAGGGTTGGGCGTTCGTCATCCCGACCAAACTACCGCAGACAACACCGTAGGCCCGATTCACGAAACGACTGGGGAAACGATAGGCGATGGTGAAGGAATACTTCGGAATCGGAATGTCGCAGCCCTGGGGGCCGGAATCCGTAACTCCAATCGCACCCTCAAAGTCTATGGCCTCACCAAAAATCGCTGTCCTGGATCGCGTTCGGAGTGATTGCGTAAACTTTTGCGTCCCGCCCGATCCATCAAAGGTGAAATCCCACGAACCCTCTTCTAAAGAGGCTTTTCCATAGGACACATCGCCAGACCAGATGTCCGGCCCAACGATCTTGAGCCCGACTTCGCGGCGTAGCAGACCGTCGTGTTCAGTTGGGCTCTCTGCGATGACCGCTGCCAGGGCGTCGGTGTCATCCTCATAGAACTTCGCCCAGTAGCGGAGCGTGGCGGTCGGGTTCGCCCCCTCGGTCCGATCACGCGACTCAAACTGCTCTTCACAGATTGGCGGAGGCATCAGTCACCCGCTCCCCCCCAGACGAGATTCTTTCGTTCGATCAATCCGAGAATACGAGCAGACTCCTTGGTCGAGAGTGCAATTTCAGCCATAGGGCCGCCCGCTCCGAGACCACGGGCACCGTAGCCGGAGAATGTGCCGGCAACGGTTGTAGCCTGTTTTGCCGCTCCGGTCAGATCAAGTCCGCCACCGGGCGCTATTCCTTCCGGTGTGAAAGCGGCAAGCCCAGCCGGCCCTTTCGATGACGCTTTTCCGGCGGCGTCCACTGCGGCGACCCACTCCTTTTTAGCCGCCTCCGCATCAGCTTTCGCCGATGCGATTTCGGCTTCCCTTGCAGTTGCCCGTTTTTTCCTCTGGCGGGCTTGCTCCTCGTCGATTCCACCAAGCATTTCTCGCTCGGCCTTGCCAACCGTTTCCTCTTGGGCCCTGGCCTGAGTCTCAGTCTCGGCTAGGGCCTTGCCGGTCGCCTCTTCTCGCTTCTGTTTGCTTTCTCCGGTCTTGACATCGATCTTGGCTTTCTCCGAGGCCGTGTCAATCGATTCGTCTACAAGGCCCTTAATATCGATCCAGCGTTTTTGCACCCACCCCGCTAGACTGTCCCAGGTGTCGCCAACCCATGACGTGAAGATCGTCCATGCTTCGCTCATTGCGGCGGTTGTACTGATCCAAGCGGATTGAGCAAGTGCCCAACTCTTAATCATCATCCGAGCCATTCCCATCGACGCATCGGCCCAGAGATTCAGAAAACCCTCTTTCGCCTCGGCCCACTTTTCCATAATGAACCCGACGCCGCGAACCCACTCCATTTTGATAAGGGCCCAAACCACCTTGGCGGCAGCGGCCAGATCACCGGCAGCAAGGGCCTTGCCGATGGCCCCAAATGATTCGATGGCGTCCTTTTTGAGCGTGTTAAATGCACCCATCAGCCAGTTGATGACTTGGCCACCGATACCGGAAAAATACAGAAACGCGCCAGCACCGGCGATGATTGCCCCGACCACCAGACCAATAGGCGAAAGCAGGGCACCGGCAAGAGAAAGAATCACGCCGAAACCCGTGGCTGCTGCTGAGACAATGGCCCCGATAGCGCTCAGTCCGCCGCCGCCGACGGCGAGTCCCTTGCCTAAAGCAAGCAAAGCGAACCCACCGGCGGTAATTCCGACCGCAAGTTGAGCGATGGAAACGACCAGCCCGCTATTTTTAGAGATCCAGTCGCTCGCGATCTTGATGTAGGACATTACCTTGATTGAGAGTTCTGTCAGGGCCGGCGCGAGTCCAGCGCCAAGCCGGGCGATGCCAACCTTGATCGATTGCCAAAGCGTATCGAGCGTATCGCCGAACTTGTCTCCGGCGGCCACATCTTCAGCCGATAACACGATTCCCAGCTCCCGGGCCTTCTTCCGAAACTCCTCCATGCCGGCCGCCCCGCGGGCAAACATCCCCAACATTTTAGTTCCCGATTTGCCGAAGATTTCGATAGCAATTCCCGCCCTCATATCTGGATCGCCGATCTTCGATAGGGCATCACCAATGGCCGTAAACTGCTGTTCGGGGTTCATTCCGGCAAGTTGTTCAATAGTCAAACCTAGAAGTGCTAACGCTTCGTTCGCACTCTTCGACCCGTCGGCTCCCTCAAAGAGTTTCCTTTGCATCCGTTTGATGCCCAATTCCAAATCTTCGATTGATACTCCAACCATTTTGGCCGCGTAGCCGAGTTCCTGGATCGCCTCAACGCCCAATCCAGTGCGCGCCGCCATATCAGTGAGACTACCGCTCATGTCGGCAAAGACTTTGGAGGCGGCGAACAGCCCGCCGAGCGCGGCCGTCCCAATCGCGGCAAGTTTCGTCCCGAATCCGCTAATCGCGCTTCCCCACGATCCGAACGCGGCCCCCATCGAAGAGATTTTCTTGCCGAAGGCAGCCACCAACGCTTGGGCCCTTGCAAGTCCCTTGATAAGCAGGCCGTCGTTGAGAAAGAGTTCAACGAAGGCTCGGCCGGCTTTGATTGCTCCAGCGCTCATTTCTTCAATCGCTCTTTTTCGACCTGAAGTAGTGTTTGATGGTTCGGATGTCGCCTACTTCCTTCTCTACGTCAAAGGGATTCGGGATGTCACTCAGGCCGATCGGCTCTGTGCAATGGCAGTTGTGAATTTTGACCAGCAAAATCCGCAGGCGATTCCATTCCTCCCGTTGCTTTGCTCTGACCATCACGACCAACGATCGGAGCGTCAACGGGGCGGGGTCGATTCCGACGATGCCGGCGAGTTCGTCGATGTCGTCCCAGGTCCACCGATTGATAGGGCCGATAGGTCGCCTTCCATCTTCGCCACCGCCTCCGCCAACAGCCGGTCGATCTCTGGCTCCAGCCTGCTTTCCATCATCCTGGAGGCCGCCTCGATCCCCTTTCGGACCATGCCGAGATTTGCGTCGATCACTCGGACTAGTTCCGAGCGACCGCGCAAGCGGAAAAAATCCTTTAGCTCCTCAAAGAAGGCTTCATATGCCAGCCGGCCTTCCCCGCCTCCGATTTTCTCTCCAAAGCTATCGGGGTTCAGGTCCCGCGACTGAATCTGCGGATAGCACAGCCAGTAAAGTACATCGCCCAGCAGAATCACGTCGAGGAAGAGTTGCGTCAGGAGGGGTGACTCGCCGCTCATCGGGTCGAGCAAGTCGATCTTCAGATTGTCGCGAACGCGACGGAGTGAACTAACGGTAATTGAGATTTCCCACTCCCTGCCCGCCGAATCCTTGAATGCTCGCATGGCTGCACCCTATTGAATGGTGAATGAAAAGCCGTACTGGATTGGGTTTATGCGCCGGACCATTCCGGCTGCTCTTGGCCGCCGTCGGAGGTCCATTCGAGTTTGACCTTGAAGGCGATGCCGTCCTGGAGCGGCTCACCTCGTCCAAACTCGGCGACGTAGAAGTCACCCGACGGGCCCTCGCCGCCCTCGCAATCAAGGGCCTCCACTTCCAGGATGGTTCTCTCTGTCTTGGCCGCCCGCAATATGTCGGGCATCGTCGAGCCTTCGCGCTTCAGCAAGGTGAAGTCGATGCTGAGTTCCGATAGGCCGGGAGAACTCGATGAAAAGCCGTGCTTCGCAGTCTTGCGCGTCGGAAGTTTCAGCATCGATCCGCCGATGTTCACGTTCACATCGGTGGCGTCATCGACCTCGGTCCCGTCGATCTTCAGTACAGCATCGGCCCCGAGTTGGATTTTTTCAGTGGGCATGGTTTTCTTTCTCCCTTGTCAAAAAGGCGGGCCGCAAAAAACAAGCCGTGCAAGGGTGCAGCCCTGCACGGCTGTCGTTTGCGGCCCATAGCTGGCATCGGGTGGCCGCCCTTCGCCAGATGCCAGTTTCAAGTTGTGGTCATGCGGCTCGCGGGCCGCGTTATCGTTTCACTGAGCCGGCCCACATCGCGGGCAATCGCGGTAAGGTTCGCTGGAACGCGGGGCCCATGAAGGGGTGCTGGGGTACGCGGAGTTTCCCCTCTTCAAGAATCTCGGGGATCGTGATGGAGCGGGTGCGATTCGATGCCGGGCCGATGATGACCGAGCGCGAACCCTCAACGAAGTATTGGATGAAGCGGAGCCCACCCGGCGGCCCGCCGTATTTTTTCCCGCCCTTTTTTGCAGCCTTCTTCGTTGCTCGCACGTGCGCATGCGGGGGACCTCCAGCCGGTGCCGCGACGCCTTCCGGGGTCTCCTTGATCGACCCCATCGCCTCCTTGCGGACATTGAAGCCGAATATCTTCAAGACGGTCCGTTCGGCCTTATCGACCGCGGCCAAAATGGCTTTGGCGTCAAACATCGAGCCGAGAAACTTGACTCCGATCATTCGCGCCTCCAGGCCACCGCGACGGTGACGGTGAGCAGCGATGTAAAGACCCGCAACTTGTGCAGGTGGTCCCAGGAGAACACGGGCGAGTTCTGAACTCCGGTCACCAGCACGTCCGGCATCTGGCTCGGCTTGAGTCGCACCAAGAAGTCCTCGATTTCGTCGGTATAATCCATCCAGCCGTCGATCTCAGCCGTGTCCTCGCCGGGCCTCGCCACGATCTTAGCCTGCACCGCAACGTCAATTGACGAATCCCGCTGGTCAAGACTCCGAGTCACGGTAGCCGTCCGCACCTTATCCTTTGGCACGACCACGACACGGCCGCCAACCAATTCCTCTAGCCCGACCTCCGGATCGTAAAGGCGCACTGCCACCAACGCCTTGCTGAAGGTCTGGAGATTCAGGTCAGCAACAATGGCGTCGGCGATGTCGGTTATCAGGCTCATGGGCGGTTACGCTTCCGAGTTGAGCAGGGCCCGAAAATGTAGGATCATTGCACCAGAGCTTGACGAGTTGGTAATGAAGATCGAAGTCAGGTCCGCAACACCGAGCGGGTTGTCTTCGCCGCTTCCGTCGGACCAGATGAGCGGCAACTCCGGGTTGAGTGCGATCGGCTCGGCCACGTTGGAATTGATCCGAAGCAAGCCGAGTTGATCGACCCCGCAGTAGAGGGCCTTCATTTCGCTGATGTCAAGCTGAATGATGTGCTCTTCGAGAGCCGCGGATTCCGCCAGCTCCACGTCAAGTTTCACTTCCTCCTCTTCGGTCACCGGCTCCCTGTGCGTAAAGGTCTCGCTCCCGATTCTCACTCCGCGGATTAGGTTGTAGGTCGGCATGGGTTTTCCTCGTTCATTCGGACGAAATTAGTTTGCTGTAGACGATCAACTCGACACCTTGCGGCAGTCGCTCGAAGCAATTCTTTCCGTCGGGAGGCAAGACCTCGTAGGTCAAAACTTGCTCGCCGTTCCGGTCAACGATCTTATCCCCGGCCTCGGGAGTCGCGATCAATCCGGCCAAAACGAGGTCCGCCGCGGTCAGTCGCCAATCGCAGGAAACGAATCGCACTGCGGCACCGCCCGAATCAATCACGTCCCACGGCGTCGAGCCCTGAACGGCCGACACCTCGCACACGTCGCCGCTTCGCTCATACGAAACGTCAATCGCGGCGTGGGTCTTCAGTTGACCCGCCAGCCATGCGGCACCGGATTGAAGAAGCGTGGTCATTCCTTGCGGCCCCACTTGTGTTTCGTGTCTTGGTCGCCGTCGCGATACTTGCCCCAAGGCTCATAGTTGTTGTATTCCATCACGCCACGGTGACTCAGACGGACCTTGCGGGTAATAGCCGTCTTTGCGCCGAGTTGCCAAAGGCATCGCGAGAAGTACCAGTCTTCCGATTCGCGGGCCGTCTTCCACGAACCGTCGGCCGCGCGATAGATTCGCGTGTCGAATTGGAAAAAAGCCTTGAGCGTATCGCCGCAATCGGTCTCGAAGAAAACCGGCTTCCGCAGGTCGGCGGCCCAGCAGCCGGTATTGTGGAGCAAGGGCCAGTTTGCATAGCCGACATCGGCCGCAGTGAACGTCTCCGGGAATCCGCAGACCTCCTGCATCGTGAAACGCCGCCAAGGCTGCCAGCGATTGCCCGGATCGCCGATACCGCTCGATGTCACGCCGCGGCCATCTTTGATCGGACAGACCGCCGACACGAAATCCAGATCGTGGGCGTCCAGTTCGCCAATCAGCGTATCAAGCCACGGGCCTTGCGGCGTTATGTCGGAATGACACTGGACGAAATGCGTGGCCTTGCCTTCCCTTGCCGCGTTCAGGGCTCGGCACCAGACCTCATTGAAGTCATCCCAGCCGTTATCCGAGTTGGTGACTTGAATCTCGTGATGACTCTCGGCCAGCAGGAGCATCCCGCAGACGGTGCCCCAGGAAATCGTCGGCCCTGGTGCCCCGAGCATGACCCGATAAGAAGGCGGGGCAGAAAGGGTTTCGGCCGGATCGAAGATTGCCAGCGAATCGACGCACCGGAAGGTCCGGCCGGTTTCGCGGGCAAACGCATCCACGGCCTCGATAACGCCGTGGTCCACCTCCGCGTAGTCGTGGCAGACAATCCTTGCAGACGGCGAAAGTCCCGCGGCGATCAGTGATCGCAACCCGCACAGCGTAGAGGCGAAAGAATGGTCTGCATCATAGAAGACCATGCTAATCGAAGAAAGGCTTTGCGTCGGAAGAATCTCCTGGAGCGAGCCGATAAGCACCGTCACCTTGGACTGGACCCCGGCGGCGGTGAGGTTACGGAAGAATTCCTCCCGTAGGTCATCCGGAGAATCGTCGGACGTGAGGCCGCGGAAATCGTCGATGGCGATTACATGGCGGGCAACCTTCGCCATGATTGCGGTGGATCGTCCGCAATATGACCCAACCTCCAGGACCTTTTCGCCAGTGGCGAGACGGCCCAACTCGACCGCCTCCTCTTCAGAGAGCCAGCCGCGGATAGCCTGCACGTCAATCGTAGCGGTTGCCATGTTGTTTCCAAAAAAAGAGCGGCCGGGGGCGGGTTGGAAGCAAAACCCGCCCCCGGTAGCAAGGAGGAAGGTCAAGGACTGACATACCAGTCGGTAGCGTCGTATGCGTAATAACTCCGCAACGTCAGATTCGTCTGATTGAAGACCGCGTTGGCGGCGGCACCGTTGATCTTGTCGCTAGCCGCCGGGAACACCTTGAGGATATTGTCAACGACGTTGTGGAGAATGACGCACATCCCGGCCACAGCGGACGGGAGCACAACGGCCTTCGTCCCATCGGCCGCCGTCACGAGCGTGAACCCTTCCAGTATCAGGCCCCCGTTGTTCTGGGCCGAGTTGGCGGCGGCAACGGTTGCCGGCGTCAAGCGGGGCATCAGGGCAAAGGTCGGACGGCCCGCAACGGCGATAGCCGCTGCCGTGCGACCGATGGTCATCGACCCGGCATAGGCGGCACCGATCGACAACGCGCCAGCAGTACCCGAGCCCTGATTTCCGGTGTCGATCGTCACGTCTCCGGCCGTCCCCGTGCTGTAGGGCGCACCCGAATAGATCGTGAGGGCTCCGCCGTTGGCGGTTCCACCACCACCAGCGCCAGCGGCGATCGCAATCGCCCCGCCGGCCCCGGTTCCACTCGTTCCACCGACTCCGCCGGTGACGTTCACCGGCCCACCGGCCCCGGTCCCAGAGGCCCCACCGGCTCCACCGGTGCAGATCACGGACCCACCGACGGCGTTCCCGCTTCCGCGGCCAGCGATGATGCTGGAGTTGCCGCCAACAGCGTTCCCGCTCGCGGGTGCGCCACCGGTCAGGCTAACGGCACCGCCGGCCCCGGCCGCTCCACCGGCCCCAGCGACCACCGTAAAGGCACCGCCGGCATAGGCACCGTTTCCAGCACCTCCGGTCGCGCTGATGGCTCCGCCGACTCCAGCCGCACCGGCACCACCGGCGAAAGTGAGTACGCCACCGCCTCCGGTCGCCGCGGCGCCACCGGTCATTACAACATCACCGCCGGCCCCGCTGGTTCCGGCCTTTCCGTTGATGCCGAGGGACGAATCGGAGCCCGTAATATCGGTAGCGTCCACAGCCCCGGCAGTCGTGGCAGTCAGCTTGATCGCCGTCAGTTGGACATAGACATAGGTGTCGGTTGCGGTTGTGGTGAAGACCACCCGACCCAACAAGTAGCCAGCGCTGGACGTGCCAGTCGCGGCACCGGAAAGGGCCGTCCCGCCATAAGGCGAGCCGTCCACGTCCCAGTACACCGCATCACCGGCCGTGAAAACCGCGTTCACCTGCGGCACTTTCCAAATGCCGGAGCAACTAAGGACGCCCTTTGTGGCGGCCGGAATCGCCGAGGGCGCGATCAGGGGGCTGGTGCCAAGCAACACTACGGCCCCCGCGGCAACAGCCGCGTCGGGCGTGTAGTCGATCACGTGACCTTTTGCGAAGAAAAGGCAAGGGGTCTGAGCCATTTTCAAGTCTCCTCAAAAAACTAGTTGCGGGTAATGTTTCGGGCATCTGGCCCGCCTATGGTCATGCCGTCGCCTTGACGCCGGCACGATACTCGGAGAACGCCGCCCCGAAGTCGTGATACGCCCGGAACTGGATTCCGAGCGTATCGAAGTCCGCGTCACTGCTCTCGATCGTCGGAGCCTGTTGGCCGTCGAGGAAGCACATCACGGCGGTCGCAAGAACCGTCGGAGCGGCGAGCAGATACCAGGTCGAGGCGCTGTAGGCACCGCCGAAGGACGCTGTTTCCAACTCAGGCACCACGACCGGGCGGAAGCGGTTGTAGTAGATGTTCGCCGTCGCCAGTCGCGTGCTTGCGCTCGTGTCGCGGAGTTCCTGGCTGACGTAGAACTTCCGGGCCGTGGCTTCCAAGGAAGGCGGAACGAGCAAGACGGCCGGCTCCAGGTTCAACTTGTTCCCATCCGGTCCCGCCATGTTGCGGAAGGCTGCGATGGCGGTTGCGAGTCCCGTGTCGCCCAGGGTGCTTCCCGTAACGAGATTCGCCCGGGCTCCAGTAAAGAAGGCGGTGTTATCGATCCAGACCGTCCAGAAGACATTCTGCAACTTGATCGCACCGCCGAGACCAAGACGGCTTCGGACCGCGTTCAGCGCACCCAAGTCATCGTTGATAATGTCTTGGCGAGTGAAGGCCGCCATCTTGCCGTAGGTCTTCGCGGCCATCGTGTAGGTCTCTTGGCCGACCGTGCCGTGCTTGAGTTCGCCAGCCGCGCCAACCTCTTCGTATTGCATGTCGGCCGTCAGGCGGAAGCGCGTCACGGTCTTGAAATCCACGACGTTTCCGATCTCGGCAATCTCCCGCCATGACTGCGGGATCTGGTTGAACCCTTCGAGCAGAATCTTGTTGCCCGTAGTCGTCAGCAGCGTGGTGAGGGTGTGTGTCGAAAAGGCGGCATTCATAACCTCGCGGAGATTGCCGACGGTGATCTTCTGGCGGCCTGCATAGCCGGCGGCCTGGGCGTGGATCAGGAGCACCTCTTGGATGCCGATGTTGCGGAAGTGCTTGTCAGCCGCTTCGAGAATCTCCGGCTTGTAATGCTTTTCGGGTTGCTTGAGTCCGCAGGACTGAGCAAAGGCCGCCTCGATAACCTGCGGTTGCAAGTCCCGCGGACTCCCGTGAATGGCCGGACCCTTGGGTCGCTCCAGGCCCATCAGGTCCGCAGCGAAGATCGCCGCGGGCATGACGTAAGCCGCTTCGAGTTTGACCGGCGACCACTCTTCCTTGAGCGCCTGGAGTTTCAACTGCGCCGCGTCCTGTTGGGCCTTGGCCATGACCGGAGCCAGCGCGGCGGCGTCGATCTTGCCGGCATACTCGGCGGCCTTGGCCTGGATGATGGCGACGTGCTTCTCGTAGCAGAGGATCGTCGATCGCAGATCGAACGCCGGGGGTTCGACCTTGACCGCCTCCGGCGGCTTTTCCGTGGCCTTCGCCTTGATTGCGGCGGCCTCCGTTGCGGCCTTCAGGTCGGCATCGTACTTGGTCTTGATCTTGGCGATCGTGTCGTCGCGAAGTTCGCTCACGACCAGTCCCATCGCCTCGATGTACGTTTGCAGTTCGGGTTTCATGTTTTCGATCTCCTTGGAATTCGCGGCGGACGCCGCAACTTTGACTGAGGTTTTGGCGTCTGCACCAATCGCCACAAATGAGACTTCACGCACCGTGGCCTTGCGGGCGATGATGAGCGGTCCCTTAAACGACTTGCCATTGACTTTCGTACTGATACCGTCGCCGATGAACTCCAACCCGTTCGCGGCGGGCATCGCGCCGATCGAGGCTTTCCAGGGGAAGCCGGCTTTGGAACTGCTCACAACCTGAGCGGCGAATTCATTGGCCCCGGAGATGATGCCGCCAACCTTGACCACCGACCCGATCTCGGCCTCGTCGATGTGCCCGACGATCTGCCCCATGTCATGGTCACGAAGACTCGGGAAAGGCGGCTTGGCTTCCAGACCTTCCAGATCGATAACGACCGGATCGTAGTAACCGTCCACTCGCATCGGCCCGCCGGTGTAGGCCGTCATGGTGAAGCGAATCGGCTTGTCGGCGGATTCGCCTTCGGCGGCTTGAATCCACTCGACGGCGACGGCTTCGGCCTGGATCATTCCGCATTTTTGGGCGGCTCGAATCATGCGGGCCTTGACGTGGCGTGCCGCGTGCTTTTTCATACGAACGCTCCTCGTGTGGCACCATTGCGTTTGGGTGCGACCTTGGACGGCGGCAGGCTCTTGTCTGAGGCGGGTTGATCTCCGTCGGTATTCGTCTTGACCGGAGGGGCCGCGGACTGGGCGAAGATCGACTCGCGGCGAATCTCCCGCATCTCCTCGACGGTTACGCCATGATCCGTGGCCAGCACTTCCAACTCGTCCTCATCGTCGTAGCCGTCTTCGTCGCCAACGCGGCTGGGAGATTGAATGCCCAGGCCCATAGAGGTCTTGCGAGCGTTCGCCGTCTTTTCCTGGTCGATCTGCGGCATTGCCGGCCAGCCCCATGAGTGCCGGGGGGCGGGTTCGGCCGGAACTGTCCAGCCGTAGCGGAGAATTGCCTCGGCAAACCAGAGCGCGAAGGCTTTCTCCAAGACGAGGGTTTCGCAATCTTGTCGCTCGACGCCCACGCTCACGTAATAGGTCAGGTGATCCAGCCGCCCGCCGCTGAAGCTGTAGTCGCTGGAATCGCACGCCGCGATGTTGTACGGCATGTTCAGCGGTCGGGCCTCTTCGCAAAGCATCGAGCGTGTGAAGTCAACGTAGCTAGTCGCCGGCTGCTCGGGCTTGAGTTGAGTGGTGGTCGATCCGGCCGGACTGACCATCAACGTCCGCTTGTCGATTGGAAAGGTACTGAATGGTCGGAGTTGATCAGGGCCGGTATCATCCGGCGAGCCCATGTTGACAATCGCCGAGAAGTCGGCCGCCGTCTCAGCCGCCGCAACAACCGCTTCGCGGTATCGCCGACCCGTGCCGAACAAATTCAGAGTCGGCGTGATCTCAGGAACCCCGCGATGCTGCCCGCTGCGATCTTCGTTGAACCAATGGGCCATGAACTTGGCGGGGATCGTCTGGTATCCGTCGCGGGCCCCGATCCAAGACCAGAGGGCCCCAGGATGGCAGTCGAGCACCTCATAACTGATGACGTTGCCCCATTCATCGAAGCGGATACCGTCGATGTAGTTTTCATCGTTGATCGCGGTCAACGCCGGTGCCGTAATCTGGTCGCACTCCAAGGTGCGGAGATCCAACTTCACCGGATCGGCTAGACCAGGGTTGGTGCGAAAATGACCAAACGCTTCGCCGTCGCCGGTCTTGGCCTTATTGAGAGTGCGGAGTTTCCGCATGAAGTGGGTGGCCGCACACCAACTGCCCCACCTCGCCTCAATCATCCGATTGAACCCGGTTGAACCGGTCTGCATCCGCAACTTCGGCCCGGTTCCGATGACGTAGTTTGCCTGCGTCCCGACAATCCCCGATGCGTGCCCGTTGTTGGTCCGCTCGTATCGTGAGCGCTGGCGAAGGTTCTTTCGCACGGCCAGAGAATTCGCGGCGTCAGCATCGAGGGCGTCCGCGTTGAGCCAGATATTCTTGGTCTCGGTCCCATAGCCCGCGGCGTCATAGCGTCCGCGAACGGGGCGGCCTATCTCAGGCGAGGGACGGACTGCCGGGGCCCGGGAGAATGCACGGCGAATTCGACCAAACAGGTTCACCCGCAACCTCCGGGTTCAAGGGTGCGGAAGATGAGGCCGCAGTGGTTCTTGGTGCGGGCCCGCTTGGCAGCCAGATACTTATCCGCCTCGATCAACTCGGGGAGGGGGCGAGATGCAACGCTGCCGCCGGCCACAGTCACGGACTGCGGGGCCTCGACGGCGGTTTCAATCAGGTCGGAGAGGTCATCTGCCATGGCTGCTCCCGACAGCCACAACTCGGGCGAGCGCAACAAAAAAGGCCGCATGGAGGTATGGCTCCATACAGCCTTGTGCTGCGCTAGGTTCGCTCTGGGGGATCGGCCCGGAGCGTCGCCCGGTTGGGTTGTCTATTTCAGGATAGGGCTACTCTCCGGTCATTCCAATGCCGAATCACCGCTTACCGGCGGGGAAGTTCCACCGGTGGACCGATCCCCCGCGAGCCGCTCAAGCGTGACTGTTCGGTGGCCGCACTTGCGGCAAACCCGTACCCGCCGATAGCCCCCTGGAATGTGGCGACCGTAATTGACGGACCACTCCCCGGCGGCATGGCACTCCGGGCAGCGGATGCCCCGCTGAGCCGGGCCTGCCACTTCGCTCGCCGATGGGCGGTCTTCGGGTTTCATGTTTCGTTTCTCAAGACCGACCAGCAGGCGCAACAAAAACGGCGCGTCGGTGTCGGCTCCGACGCGCCGCTCCGTTACGCCCCACGGTCCCAGGGCTCGCGGACCCCAGGTGTGTTGCTGGTCAGATTGTTTTCAATATCAAGTCACCATGGACTCAGTCCCCTTGCCATGCGTAGCCGAACCGCACCCGGCCCCGCCGAACCCTGCCACGCTCTGCCAAGCCGGGCCCTGCCGCGCCTAGCCTTGCCCAGCCCAATCGCAGTTATGCTCCCACTAATTCGGCGGCCTTCTCTTTCCGTAACGGATTGACCTCGGTTTTCTTCGTCCCCTGCACCAACTGCCGGCGCGACCGCCCGATCTGAAGCCGCTGAAAGGCGAGATTGTGCCGTTGCACCGCCAGTACCTTCCGCTCGTGATCCGTCAAGCCGGTTCCATCGACGGTTGCGGTTTCCTTTAGGCATCGGTTGATCTGTCGATATGCCCGCCGTTGTCGCAACGCCGGCACCTCTCGGGCTGTCTCCTGGTGAGTCAACAAGCGCAAGCCCACGGTATCGGCCGGAAGCGTGACAATCCGGCGCTCTCGGAGAAGCCGCTTACGAAAACGCCGGATGATATGCCAACCGCCCGGTTCAATCCGGGTCCGGCCCATGACCGCCTCAAGGTTCGACCAAGTGATCGTCTCGCCCCGCGACTTGTCGCCGAACGTCCGCCAAAGTCGCTCGCCCGCCGCTCTGCTTTCCGAATCTGACTTGAACATTTTCACTCCTCTGCACTGGTTAAAGTTTTGTACTCAGTACCCTCGCCAAACCATGCTCTGCCGCGCCGCACCGCGCTCGACCATGCCATGCCTAACCTTGCCGGACCAAGCCGGACCAAGCCCTGCCCGACCTTAGCTTATTTGGTTTCTCGTTCCGTGTGCTCTGCACCCTCGCCCCGCCTTGCCGTGCCGTGCCGCGCCTTGCTCTGCCAAGCCGGACCCTACCGAACCGGACCCCACCATGCCATGCCGAGGCCAGCCAGGCCGAACCGTACCGAACCATAGTTGTTTCGTTTTCTCCGCTCCTTGCACTCTGTGCCCTTGCCTTGCCTGGCCCGGCCATGCCTAGCTCAGCCGAGGCTTGCCGGACCTCACCAGGCTCTGCCGTGCCGAACCCCACCCGGCCGCACCGCACCGTGCTCTGCCAGACCACGCCGGACCGAACCGCACCGTACATAACTTATTTCGTTTCTCGTTCCGTGTGCTCTGCGCCCTCGCCTTGCCGCGCCCGACCGGACCGCGCCGGACCCGGCCGCACACTACCAAGCCCGACCATGCCTTGCCTGACAACGCCACGCCTTGCCCTACCGAGCCGAGATTGGTTTAATTCTCCCTATTCCCTGCGCTCTGCGCCCTTGCCACGCCGAACCTTACCTCACCACGCTCTGCCGGGCCGTGCCCAGCCTTGCCAGACCGGACCTTGCTCTACCGAGCCATACCGGGCCGTACCTGACCCAACAATGCCGAACCCTAGCATTTTGTCACTTTCGCCGTGAACATCCCGTAGGGCCCCGGCGTCTTACACCCCGGCCGCCAGTCGCAAAGCCCGACCCGCCCGGCCAGTTCAAACAACTTGCCAAGCACGTCCCAAGTGATCTCAGGGACCAAAACGCGAATCGTGCCAGCCAGTTCCCACACATCGAAGCGGGGCCGGACCCGAACGTGCTTGGCCTTGCCGATGACGGCGCGCTTGATGAATAGTCGAAAGCCGAGTTTGCGGGCCGCCTCCGATTGCTCTTGAAACGGCAAATCTCGCACCGCCTCAATCTCGCCAATCTCGACCTTCCGCCCGGCCGTGCTGAAGTCCAGATACTCAGTCGGAATCAACAACCCACTCTGGCTGATCTCCTTGTAGGTCTTCTGTTTCTTCAGGATAATCTGAGTGCCGGCCTGCCGGATGGCAACCATAAGATTTTGGGCGGGGATCGTGACGTTCTCTCCGTCCGAATAGAGGTAGGTCTGCCACGTCCAGGGCGGGCTGCGATCATCGCCAGCCACGCTCAGGTTTTTGTTCTCGGGGGCCTTGCGCCAGGCCATTAAGGTATCGGACGCCTCAACATCGTCCTGGTGCATAATGAGGGGCATGTCGCCGGTCAGGGAAAACTTCGCTTCGTACATCATTAGACTGCACTCCTTTAGGTTAGAAACACTTCACACACCGCCTCGATCCGCCCCGGCAAAACCAACCGCGACGGCATCATTCACGTAGTCACCTACCCAGGGCACAATTTGTTGCGCTCCTTGTTATGCTTTCCCAATAGCACCTTACTTCAGACATCTGGCGGGAAATGAGTATAGGCGCACGGAGACTGAGCAGTTCAACTCCGCCTCCCGACTTCCGACTAGCACCGATTTCTGGCAGTCCCTTGACTGCAAGCGCATCTGTATTGATGGTGAAGGGTCGGTAGTCGATGAAGGCGACTAAGTACCGAGAAGGATTGGAATCGTCTAGTAGTATCACATGAGCCGGTTCCGCTCCGCACGGCGAAGGACGATATTCGCCCACGTCATCCTGGGCCAAACGCTCTCGGCAATCCCGGGTGCCAAGCGTACTGTCCCACCTATATGTGAACTCTTCAATCGTGGACCGTTCAAGACCGCAGTTGATACACCTGAAGAAAGCCTTCTCTATTGGATCAATCGGAGTCTCCGGTTCTCGCCCGTCTGTCATGTCTTGATCTCCTTTGCTTCGCTCGGCCGCGCTGCCTTTTGGAGCAAGGCCCGCTGCTCATTGGTCAGGACAATCCGATAGACAAATGATCCCGGCTGCTCATAGTGCTGACCACACGCCGTACAATCCGCCGTGTGGGCATCAAGGACACACCGCCCGCCGCAAATTTCACACTTCATGGCTTCTTCTTTACTAATCGCCCTTCGATGATCGCTTGAGATACCCTCATAATAACTGCGGCGGGCGTGTCTGCCGCAATCACGCGAGGCGTCCCGTCGAACCAGAAGTGTCCGGACCAGAGTTTGGGGTTGGTCCGATCCGGGCTCAACTCCAGACCGAAACCAGCGTCTCCAATCGCCTGATATAGGTTCAGCACATCGGGCGTTTGCGATTCACCGAGAATCTCCTCCACTGTCTTGATCGTTCCCGTTTCTGTCATAGTTTGGGCACTCCGCTGAAACTCCGATCAAACAATTCCTCCGCCGCCAGCCCGCCCGGCAACTCGGCCGCAAAACGTTCGTATGAGTCAGTCGCCAATCGCTTCCATCGACCGCTGCCAAGCAGTTCCACGCACGTCTCGCCCAGTTGCTCGGAAGGCACCGCGAGCACATAGTCGTTCAGCTTGCATCGCTTCTCGCATTCCTCGCCCAAGATGAACGAAGCGTTGCTGAGGTGATACCAATACCGCACGATTGACGGATAAGCCCACTGGGCGCTTTGCTTCAGGTTCAGCGCGATCTTGCTCCGCGCCGCCAGTTCGTCCCGCTCCTTGCCGGGCATAAACGATGGATACTCAATGGTGGACCCCTTCAGATCATGCCTCAGTCCCGAGATCAACTTGTCGCGATACGGAACGTGCTGGCCCCAGAAAAACACATCGACGTTTTGGTTTGGCACGTGGGCGAATCGAGGATACGCCGGGAAGTAAAAGAACGGCAGCGGTATCACCGGACAGTCAACGATCGCCTGATAGGCCCCGATCTGTTCCGGGTCGTCAACGCCACACCACACCGCCCGGGCGTGTTTGGCACACGCCCTGAAGTTATCGAAGCGCCTCTGCCAGTTCTGGCCGGTTGCGTGGGTGTAGTCGGGGAAGCCGTTGAACGTGCCGCCGGTCACGATCTCCGAGGTCACCAGGATCACGTCTCCCCGGCCCTTGATCGCCTTCATCTTGTCACCGAAGCCCGAACCGAATCCTTCGATGAAAACATGACAACTACTTGTCTCGGCACTGCCCACCTGATGCCCCGCCGCCTCGACCAGTAGCTTTAGAAGGATAACGTAGTCGCCTACATAGCCGGCACAGGGGTGATTTCGCGTGTCGATGTTGACAATCACCGGGTCACCCTTGCCCCTTCCGCCTCTTTCGCAACCCCCGGTTTCTTATCGCGGGTATCGCAGGCATCACACCGCACCAGCATAAACGTACCTGTGTTCTTCACGTCCATAACCGCCCCGCACCCAGGGCAGTACACATTTCCATCATCGTGGTAGTAGAGGAGAGTTCCGGTTGTGAGGTAAGCCCTCCGTTTCGGCGGCGTGACCGTCTGCGCTCCCTCTGCCTTGACTTGTGCCTTAACCATACTGAGTAGGATCATCGCCGCCCGGTCGATGCACGCGGGGTGCATCTTGATCCGCTCACCTGATGCGAAGCCAATGGTAAACGGCATTTCCGTCAACGGATCACCGATGATGTCCTGCTCGCACAGTGAGCAAGGGCCATAGTTCACCTTCTCTCGCCTGATCGTGCAGCAACCTATTGCCTCTCCACCGCCAACAATCACCACGGTTTCGCCTCCCGCCATTTCTTCACCGCCTTTCTTCAACTCACTTTCCCCCTCTCGCCACGTCCGCCGCCGAAGGTCGCTGCATCGGATCGGCTATGGCCTTCCGTACCTTCCCCCCGGCCATCGGCACGCCAAGCATCGACCCAGCCACCGCAGACCCCACTAAACAGTCCCACCAATGATTGTCCGGCCGCCCCGGTTTCCACTTCCATTCGTCAACAGTCCGGCCCTTTGCCGTAGTTTCGACAGGCTCCTCAGCGATGCAATGGTCCGCGAATAGTTCGTGTTCTTGCGGGTCTCGCCCGAACAGTTGCCAGCCGCCGGGCGTGCCGATGGCCATCGCTAACCGGCTCGCGGCGATACTCTTCCACCAATTCGTGTCAATGGTCACCCAACGGTCGCCCTTCACTGCTGGCGGGATACGCCAATGCTCGCCAATCCGTGCCCCATGCTCCGGCCGGTATTCATTGAAAGGCTTCGAGCTTGCCCCAATCCCTAAGCCCTGCGCGGGGAAAACTATTTCCGGATAGGCGGGGTGCCGCCGACAGAATGCTTTGACCAGGGCATTTTTCTCGCCCCACTTGGCATCAAACAAAAGTTTTCCAATCTTGAATTCCGCCCCATCTTCACGAGTGAACTTTCGCGCCAGCAATACGTCTGCCACGGCCTGAAGGCCAGCCGTGATTCGGGCATCATCGACTAAACCGGGATAGATGTCTTCCAAGACGACCGGGGCCGACTCCTGGGAAAAGTATGCACGGTTCTGTCGCGGCCAGGTGCCGTAGTCGATCACTCCACCGCCAAAATTTTGCGACCACGCCGATACCAGCCAGTAGAGTACTCGCCCGTGAACGTCACAATAAGCCGCGACGTGCTCGCAATTGAGTGGCATAGTACCGCACGGCAATCCAGCCGCCTTACTCATTACGATAGCAGCCGTCAAAACGGAATGGGGGCTCCGCTCTTCTTGCGGATCGTTCTGGTACTCCGCAAAAAATGTCGAGCGCTTCTGAAAAAAGAGGTGCATCCCATGCTGAACCCCCGACACTTCCCACGTCTTGCGCTGAATCCATGAGACTTCGGCCCCCTTATCCAGTTCCGCCCGATGCTCTCGGTAGTAGCGGTTCAGCCGGGCCCGATCCGGTACGTCCTGTCCCAGGGCCTCCCGGTACTCGGCTTCATACGCTTCCCACGCTGCCTTGTCGGTAGGCATGGACTTGAAAAAAGCCGTCCGGATTCCACGCCACGTCGGGTTGCGCTTTCGATCGAGAATCCGATCAACCATATCGCCTCGCCGAATGACCGTGCAAGGCATCACCACGGCCGACGGTCTATCAGGATTAGCCAATCCGAGCACGGCTCCCGCAATCAACTCTTCGCGGTCCGCATTCTGTTGGAGCGATTTAGCCGACTCATCGGTCTGCGGATCGTCGAGCAGGATAAGGTCTGGCCGCCGCAGGGCCCCTGTAATCGAATCGGCAAATAAACTGCCGCGGATGCCCTCCCCGGTGAGACCAGATACGGCAATAACTACCTGCGAACTCGCGGCCATTCCATCGGGTCGCTGATCGCATTTTGGAAGATTGGGCGGGGCCTGGACACGGGGCAGGACGATTCGGTTCGTCTCCCAAACAATGTCGGTCGGCTGGCCGTTCTGAAGCTGGCCAGCGGCGCGCTGCGCGATCTTGCCGAGCTTCACCACCGCACAAGAAATCTCTGGAAAGTCATCGACGTAGGGATGGAGGGCTCGCATCCAGCCCTTGACGGCTTCGAGGTTTTTTAAGGCGGCCGGTTCATTCGCACCGATCAGGTAGACGTAGTAACTCAGGCCCCACGACGCGGCCCACAATACCGCCATTCGGCAGATCGCCGTTTTCCCGCTTCCCCTAGGCATCGCAAACGCCAAAATCAAACCCTCCTTGACGCTCCGCTCGATAGCCGCAATCACCCGGCGATGCTCATTGCTCCAATGCCAATAGAACGCCACCGGGTTGTAGGTCGTGCAGAAAACGGCCAGCCGCCGGCATCGGTTGCGACGGCGAACATCGGCAATCGGGGGCGTGGGGCCGATATCTCGACCGCTTGTTGACGATTCCTGCTGTCTCCGGCGCGAGCGTTCCCGGTCATATTCGTGCTGGTCGCTCAGTGGATCACTCTGGTAGTAAGTAAGTAAACTGGGGGGAGAGTTCCCACCGCCCTACCGGCGCGCCAACGTCCTGGAAGGACCCGCCGCTGGGGGGGCCACCGCTCAACCTCACTTCCCTTGCTCCTCTGTCGTGCCTTTTTCTGCCCCCGCCTTCGTTGATCCATTGGTCTTGCCCCTGAATGCCCGCATCGTTTTCTCCCATGCCTCACGTCTCCTACGCTCACCTACCACCGCCTTCCACGCCGTAGCCGCTGGCAGCCACCATGGCCACAGCAGGGCAGCCAGGGCGACGTAGATGATCTGAGACCAGCTACGCGGCTTCAGGTGTTCCTGCCACGCCACGGCGAACCATCCTGCCCCGGCGATCCAGCCGGAGAGGATGAAGAGGCAGAGAGCGTTGAGTACGTAGAACATCGCCCTAGTCCCCTATTTCTTCGATTGTGGCGTCAACCATCGACATCTCCCTCTTAGTCGGAACATCAAAGAATTTGTGAATGTCCCCGGCTTTCCAAAATATCCGTACCTTCCGCGGCTTCGGCGGTGGACCGTCCATAAACGTCCGCACCTTCTCCTCGATCTCGGCCTTGAGACGAGTGCATTCATTGGAAGTCCTGCGGCAATCTTCTCGCCAACTGTCCGCTCGACTTTCCTGAACGGAAACTTCCTTCCGTAGCCGCCGAAGTTCGGCCTCGGCACGGCAGATCAGATCGTGGGACGGATTCTGGTTGACGTAGACCCTTGCGGCCTCTTTCAATTCGTCCTCGACGAGCACGGGCGGTGTTGGCGCAATCAATCCCCGCGCTAACGCTGAGAGATACATATCCAGCACCGTTTGAACGTCGCTCCCGGGTTTGACATAAACGTGAATTCCATTGCAGTCGAAACAAACGTCTGCGGCGAGAAGCCCGGCAATTCTTTTCGCGTCTAAAATTGCCTCGCGGACATCGCTTCCGGGAACGGCTTGCAATCGAATTGAGAAATTAACTCGCATGGTCTGCACCCCCTTATCGGCGTCAATCGCATGACGCCGTCCTAATCAAGTCGGCGTCACCGGCAAGACGATCCCGCAATGCGTTCTACTCACGAGCGTTTCCCATTCCCCGTCCGCCCGTTTGTGTCGCAGATCATAGACGTGCTGTCCGGATGTCAGGCCGGAAGTATCAGTTCCGATTAGCGGGACCAACACGGCGACGTGCCCGGCTGAAGTCGTAATTGTTCCCGCGATGGTCAATTCAAGGCTATCGGCGACATTGGGGGCAACTTTCGCGATTGAAAAATGAACCGTACCGGAGAGTGTCGGCCAGTCATCCCCCTCGTCTACGAATAGAATCGCCCGAGAATTGGTGGCGTCAAAAGCATCTCCGACGACAAGAGTTTTGATCTCCCCGGTTGCTGTCAATACAGAATAGACGGTGACCTTGCCCGCCGTTATTGAGTCCGTCTTGGTTTGAATATCGTCAACCTGCTTGTCAAGCGACCCGGCGGCCGGCGTCCCCCTTGATGGAGCGAGCTTCATGGCATCGCGCGTCTCTTGGGCGGTCAAGCCAGTTCCGCCTTCTGCCGCCGTCTCAAGCAGCGTCCGATCTTCGCTCGTGAAGCCACCCGTGCCAACCGGCGATTCGATCAAGGCCGCCGCGGTAAACTTCCAATCCTCACCGTCGGCCTCTAGGGTCGTGTCCTGCTTATTCGCAACAGTCCCGATGCTATCTACAACCGTTTTGACCTGCCCGATATGTGTGTTCGCATTGGCAAGAACCGAGGCTTGCGCTGGCGTGCCGATAGCTGTCAGAATCGAGGCACCCTGAGTTCCCGTCGCCACGTTGTAAGTGGACTGCATCGGGGAACCAAATTGAGCGACCAAGGCTCCCATCGTCGGCGTGTTGCTGGCCAGGGCCGGTTGCGTCGGGATCACCGCCACGTCGCCCGCGAGAGTCTCAATATCCTCGAGCGCCTGTGCGATCCCGGCATTGTTCGCGGCATTCGCGCTGATGGCTCCGAGAATCTGAGATTGCGTGCCAGCCGTCGCGTAGTCGGCGGTCGGCAGTGAACGGGCGTTGAATTGTGCCAGCGTCGGCACCGTCCCGCCGACATTCAGATTGTCGATGTAGCCGCCGCGCGTCGTGCTCCAGTCGGTCTTGGCCGCTCTGCTCGAAACCGCGGCGTCCAAGTAAGCGCCGATCGTTGGCGTCCAAACCGAGGCAAGGGCCACTGGTCCGGCGGCGAGATTGTCGATGTAGCCGCCGCGGGCGGATGTGAGAATCTGGCTGAGAGCCTCGACGGTTTGGAGAATGAGAATCGCCGTGTTCAGCGTGTAGTAGCCGAGCGTGATCGTCTGGACCTCAGGGGTGAAGGCGGCGGCAGTAATGCCCTGCTGTTGAACGGTCACGGTGGGATTGACACCGGTCGTGTTGTTCGTCACGACATAAGTGTCGTCCTGGGCACCGTCATAAGAGGCCGTGACGGTCACGGCGCCCTCGTCCAGTGGTCCACCCTCACCTGTATTGGACGGCCAGCACACGTTTGTAATGACTTGTGCCACTTCACTAGCGCTAGCATTCCACCCAATCGGATAAGCACCGTACCCGTTTAGACAGAACGCCCCTTCCGTCGCCCCACCCGAACTGACAACCACGATCTCTTTCTGGCCTACAATGGCAGCAACCCACTCTTGCGTCGTGTCCGGTGTGATCGTCGGATCGCCGCCCGTCAGATAGCTGTTGATCGTCACTTCCGGCGGGTCACTGCCGAGGTCCGTATAGGTCAGTGTGAACACCCCGCCATTCACCGGCCACGTGTCGCCGGTCACCGCCACCTTGTCGGGAGTCAGCGAGGCCAGGGCACGCAAGGCCGTCTGAACTTCGGCCGCGGTGGCGTTCCAGTTCAGGCCGGATGTCGTTTCGGTGCCATTGTAGGTGATCGTCCAAGAGCCGCTGGTCGGCGGACCACCTTCCACCAGTATCGCGGGGTAGGCGTCGTTTTTGAGGCTCGGGGCCGTCTCGCCGAGGTATTTCTGCACGTCGGCCGGGAGCACGCCAATTAGGCTAACCGGATACCCGATCACTACACCGCCGTCAACGGTGCCCCCGACGGTGACTTGGCTTGCCCCGGCCGCACATGCGGCGTCGGGCAAGTCGAGTCGATATTCCCCGTTGCCCACCTCCTTGATTCCCCCATCGGCGTGAGGCGTCGTCAACTCCGCCAAGTCCGAGAGTGAGATCGGCACGTTCGCACCGGCCCGGCGATAGGTGAGGACGAAATCGCCCGACGTTTTCCCGGTCAGCGCCGTCCCGCTCGTCGCTCTGGCGTAGATCGCAATCGAAATATCGGTTGTCCCAGCCACGATCTGCATGGCGTCTCTCCGTTACGCAGGGGCCGTCGGCTGCTTGACGGTAATGACCCACTCGGGAACATCGACGGTCCCGCCGAGAACCAACGTCTGTTGGGTGCAGGTCGTGACGAACCAGAGTTTGGTAGTCGCGGTTGACTTCGCCAAGGCGATATGCGTCGCATCCCCACCGGCATCAATCGTGAGGCCCAAGGCTTCGCTGATCGTGCATTTACGATCAGTTCCCGACGCCGCCACAGTCAGGGTCGGACTTGTCTTCGTCGCCAGTGCCGCAGCCGCCGCGGCGGCATAGTCTGCTGGCGGGCTTGCACCCGAACAGACGATCATTACGTCAACCGCCGCATCCATCGCATCGAGTCCATCGTCCAGAACGTCAGCGGTCGCCCATCGTGCTTGTGCCATGGTATACTCCTAAATCGCAAGTAAAAGTGATTGATGTTGAAACACAATACCTTGCCCGCCGAATCCAAGCACGACGTTGCCTGAAGTGACGAGGCAGTCCGCATCTGAAACCGTCAACGATTGATGCTGCACCAGCGCGATTAAATCCGAAGTTATGCCGCACTGGCAATTCTGCACGCTGAGAGAGACTGGATGATAGACGAGCGCAATGTCGCCCGACTCGACAACCACCGCGCTATTCTGAACCGCGAGCGCATGGTGCTGGATCAGGGCCGCTTCGCCAGATTCGACGCCGGATTCTGAATCAGCAACCGCCAATAGCTGGTGTTGCGTGAGCGCCGGAGACTCTGACTCGATAACCGACTCTGAATCGGTCGCTGCCAAAACCTGATGCTGCGTCAAGGCGGGACTCTCTGACTCGACCACAGCAGCCGAATCATCGACGCTCAACGTCTGGTGTTGGGTCAACTCGCAGGCACTGGAGGCGACGACGATTTCCGCGCCACCGATGACGAGCGCCTGGTGTTGTGTCAGGGCGACACCCTGCGATTCGCAGATGGATTCCGCATTGTCGGCGGAAAGAGTCTGGTGCTGGGTCAGGATGACACCGCCCGACTCGACAAGGCATTCGCAGCCCCCGACGCTCAACGGCCCGTAGTGTTGCACAAGGACAGGAGCACCGGATTCGACGGCCGAGTCCGCATCGCCAACCGCCAAGACCTGATGCTGAATGAGTCCGACATTCTCCGATTCGACAACAGATTCCGCACCCGCGACAGCGAGCGCTTGATGCTGAACCAGGGCGACATTGCCCGACTCGACTACGCACTCCGAGGCCTGAACGGCAATGGCTTGATGCTGAACCAGGGCGACATTGCCCGACTCGACTACGCACTCCGAGGCCTGAACGGTCAGTGGCCCGTAGTGTTGAGCCAGTACGACGTTGCCCGAAGTGATGAGGCAGTTGGATGCCTGAACTGCGAGGACCTGATGTTGGGTGAGTGCGACGTTTCCGGATTCGACAAGACACGCCGAATTCTGAACGATTAGTGATGCGGCCCCACTCACCGCCACCAGTCCAGCGCTGATGGCACTCGACACCCATGAATCCAGATCAATCGTCTCACCGATAACCGGCGGGCCGATGGCCGTGGATACCCAGTTGTCCAGCGTACCTAGGCTCATGTCAAAACCACAGAAACATCGTCGATGTAAAGGAAGCCCGAAGTCGCCCCGTCCTTCAATTCGATTCGCACTCGGCAGAGTCCATCCGCCGCTGGGGCGGCAAAATCAATCGCCGCCGCGTGGTAGGTGGTGTCGGCCGCCGTGATGTCCACAGCTTCGCTTGCGATCAGTCCGGGTGTAGCGTTGAACGGATCGTCGCTGTCCCACACCGAGACTTTCAGCAGGCCGTCAAACCCGGCAGCGGACTTCGCCCAGTAGAACGTCATCGTGGTCCCGGCGGCGGTAACGGGAATGTAGAAATCCCAGTAGCCATAATTGATCGCCGAAGTCGGCGTCAACTTGGCACACGTCCCCGACCCACCACGAGCGGCGGCCCCAGTCGTCTTGAGCAACACCGCTGGGCCGGTCGTAGCCCCAGGAACCATGCCGACCTCTATCACCTGCCACCAATACATTTGCCCCGTGCCACTCCCCGCAGCTACACCACCGCACCCCCGCACGCGCACCGTTATCGGTCGGTCGTAGGTCGGCGTGTAGGTGGCCGTGTCGGTGTGCCAATCGGTATCGGCCACGGAGAACGCCGAACTGGAGGCAAGCACTTCGCCGCTGGCCTTCCACGCCTTGTTCGGATCGCAAATCTCAATCAGCGGGGCCGTCGTCCAAGCTAAGTAAGCAGCAGAAAATACAATAGGATTTGTACCAGAGCCGGTAACTCTTACCAAGTTTCCACTCGCAGCGGGAGCCCCTGTGCCCGCCATCAATAACGTCGTGCCGCCTGCTATTGCGGCAAACACCGTAAACGTCTGACCGTTGTTTGTGTACGTGTCCCCTACGGCAGCGGTGGCGGCCGTAACGGTAAACACGTAGTTGTGGGTCTTGTGGTAGACCGTGACCGTGATCGGGGAGCCCGACTTGCCGAGAATCGGGAATTCGACCCAGAAATCCCGGTCGGAGTCTTCGGCGGTCGAGACGTGGACAGCGGCAAGCGTAATCGGCGGTGTACCATGCGTGCCAGAAACCCAGGCCGTCGTCTTCGTATAGCCTCCAGGGCACCACCAGCCGACGTAGCCGAGCTGAATTGCGCCGGCCGCGTCGCAGATGTCCGTGATTCCAACGTAGATCGGAAGGTCGGCCACGGCTAGATCGGAGTGCTTGTAATAGGCAACTTGCGTCGTTGACCGCAGCCCAGCGCCCCAACCCTCCCAGCAACCGCCGTTGAGGTAAATGTCCTGTGTGTTGCCGGTGAACTGGCAGCCCTTGAGGCAGCCAGTGCCGGCGTAGATGCCGTAGCTGCACCCGCTGATCGTGCCGGAGATCGTGTGCGACGTGCCGCCGCTGATGCCGTTGTTGCACCCGCTGATCGTGCCAGAGACCGTGTGCGACGTGCCGGCGCTGATGCCGTTGTAGCACCCGCTGATCGTGCCAGAGACCGTGTGCGACGTGCCGGCGTTGGTGCCGTTGTTGCACCCGCTGATCGTGCCGGATAACGTGTTCGACGTGCTGTCGCGGATGCCGTAGGTGCACCCGCTGATCGTGCCAGAGACCGTGTGCGACGTGCCGTAGCTGACGCCGTAGGTGCACCCGCTGATCGTGCCGGATAACGTGTTCGACGTGCTGTCGCGGATGCCGCTGCTGCACCCGCTGATCGTGCCCGAGATCGTGTGCGACGTGCCGGCGTTGACGCCGCTGCTGCACCCGCTGATCGTGCCCGAGATCGTGTGCGACGTGCCGGCCCCGGTGCCATAGCCGTAGAACGTAGTAACGCCAACTCCAGCTCCTGCGGCCGACCAAATCTCACACTGCAACACCGACCCCGTGAACGTCGAGGACACCCAGTCGATGATATTGGTCGCGGCAGTCGTGTTGCTCTTGATGAGGATGTTGCGGGCGACCAGATAAATTCGAGCATTCGGGTATTTAGCCAAAAGCACGTTAGCCGAAAGTGTAATCGTGGTCGCCGTAATCGTCGCCAACGTCAACCGTTGCTGGTCATAATCAGCCGGCCCCGCATCGGCCAAGACCACGCGGTTGTGTCCAGCCGTCGTCACCCACGTTGGTTCAGCGGTGAATACATCATCCAGCACGGCTAATACGGCTGTAGCGTTTGCGGTTGCCCCACCAATGTAGGCTTCCAGGGTGCCGGTCCATGACGTGCCTAGCGTCAACGCCGTTCCGCCGGAATAAGCAGCCAACTGCAACGTGGCACCGCTGGCCCCGATGACCCAGTACATCGTATTGGCGACGATGCCGGTAGGGTATGTACCGCTCGACGTGAACATGATCGCCGTGGCGTTCGCCCATCCGTGAGTGGCGGCCAGGGTGATCGTGTTGGTGGCGATACTGCTGACGTTGATTCTCCCCTCGGTAATGTAATGCGTGCCCGTGCCGTTGCCGGTGAGCGTTACGAGCCCAACATCCGAGGCCGTTGTTGACAGCAATAGAGTCGTTGTCGATCCCACCGTGCGGACATAATACTGCGTCCCTGCCGTCAGCCCAGCAGGAAGCGTACCCGAAGTCGAAACTCGGACGGGTTTGTTTCCGTTAGTCGCCCAACCGTGAGCCACGGGGGTCGTGAGGTTGTTATCGACCGCATAATTTGTCGTAAACGAAAAGGTCGTGCCGTAGGTCCGCACGGACCCGAGCGTCGGCTGCGTGCAGTACAGAGCGATGTCGAGGTCGCTCGCGAGGAGCTTCGCAGTGCCCGCCGTACCCGCGAATTCCAACGTCGCCTTATCGGCAAACGGGAGCGGCAACACGTTCAGCGTCCATGCCCCCGCCGTGGCGTTCTCCGAGGGAACAGTGCCGGTCCACGTCAGCACGCTCGTGGCGTCGTGAGTGAGGATAACGTAGGTGCCCGCCGCTATCGTGATCGACGATCCGACCAGGCTTCCCGCTCCCCACGCTGGAGCGGTGCCGGGGGTGAAAACCCCGCCCGCGCTAACCGCACTCGCCGCGCCAGACCGATCCGCCGGCGCGATCCACAACCCAACAGAACTTGCCCAGAGCCGGCCGCGATTCGTGACCGTCGTCCCCGATAACGTCGTCCCGGTCTTCAGTAATAGATAACCAGTCGTTGCGGCATGGAATTCAAGCATCGCGGGAGTTGTGGCGTGGCCCGTTATAACCACCCCGGCCATTCCATTGGTCCATCCCGAGTGCGACACGTCCATCGTAATGGAAAATTGGGCGGCAAGAACAACCGCGTCATTGTCGATCGGGGGACCGCCGACCAGATAGGTGTATGTGGCATTGGCGGGAGGACTGGTAATCGTCGCCGCCGTGGCAGTGTTGGCAGAAATGGAATACCAGGTACTGCCTAATTTCATTCTCCGTCCAACCAGAGCAGATACCGTCCATACCGGGGAAACTGTAGGCGTCAACGTGCCATCAACCAGCACGCCATCGGTCCCGCCCATCGTCGTGCCGGCCCCGGTGACTGACCAAATGGCATCGGCCGACCATAACCCGGAGGCGTTTGTTGTGCATGTAGGCATTTACTTCACCTCCGCAGTGGAGGCGTAAGCATCACCGTGAGCCTTCGCTGCGTTCGGATGAATCAGACCCCGCAGAACCGCCTCGGCAGTGTTCAAGTCGTAGACTGCCCCGGGGTCGCTTTCCCCACATGGGACGTGCCAACGGATGGTGGCAACGCCAGTCCTCACTGCGGCCCGGGCAGCTACGAAGCTGTCAACATCACCTTTGATTGGCGTCTCTTCCCCGTTGTTGGCACAGAGCAGACAATGGCAATAGAGCCTGTATTGCTTGGCAATCTTGATACACTGGTGATCTCTAGGGCTTAGATGGGACATTACTTCACCCCCGCCGTTGCAGCCACAGTCACGGGCGAAACCACACCCTCAACATCCTTCACCGTGACCGCCTTCGCCACCGCGTCCTTCGCGCTTTGATATGCCCCGCGAACAACGTCCGCCGCCGCGTCCAGCTCCGCTGTCTTTTTGGCCTGAGCGATGACAAGCGGGTCGTTCGGATCGACGATCTTCCAATCAACCGTTGCGGCATCGACCGACTTCTGCACGTCCTTCGGGCAAGTGGCAAAATGTAGTGTGCGAGTGCTCCCGTCGGATTGTTGGACGATCACGTCGTAGCCGTCGCCGGTTTGGGATTGGAGAAGGATTTTCATGCGTTACGCCCTTCACTTCGCTAGCCAGGATGCGACCGCCCCGGCGGCGGCCGAAACCAGGGCGATTGTCCCGCCCGCCATCGTCGTAGCTCCTGCAAAATCTCGTTTCCGGGCGAGCGCAACAAAAAAGGCGATGTAGCTGTGGCTGCCACATCGCCTTTAGTTGCGCTGGTTTCGCTCCGGTTAATTACGCCAGAACGTCGCCCGGTCGAGTTGTGTCAAAGTCGCACTTGGTTCCTGCTCTCAGTTCTCGCTTCTCGCGTACATCATCCACCTCGCCCGATCCTCCTGCCTCGCCGCCAGTAATCGCTCGTTGTCAAGGGCCCGCAACAGCAGTTCGATCTCCCTCCGCTGCTGGCGAGCTAGTTTGCGGAGAGTTCGGAGATCGTTGCGTTCCTGGGGCACGAATCGCCTCCTACGGTTTCGCCGGCAGCTTCCTGTCTATCCCGTCGAGTTTCTCTGCGGCGGCCTTGTGGTCGGCCTTGCTCTCGCCGCTGAAGCGGTTGAGAATTTCGAGCACCTGCCGGGAGACTTCCGTCTGCTTGGGAATCTCGGTCCGCAAGACCTTCTGCGTTTCCATCGCATCGTCAGACATCGGCTTGAGAATCGAGACGCCGACCCAATACAGGACCAGACAGGCGAGGCCCGCGACCCCGAATTTCTGGATCGTGTCGGCCCAGGAATGGTTCTTTATGTGATCTAACGGGCTCATCTCTCGTCTCCTGATTTTCCCACCCGGCCCGGGCGCGGGCGGGATGACGCGCCAACGCCCGGGCGATGCTCAAGTTTCACTCGCCATATATCCGCGGCTTGCGGTCCGCGCGTTGTAGAAGCCAATCAGCCACGCCACCCGCTTGTCGCCCCGATACTGGCACGTTGCCTCGCCGTCGGCCTCCCATTGGTTCCATGCCGCGTAGCCTTCGGCGACGATGGCAGGATGCTCTTTTTCGGCGCCCTCCCATTGCGTATTGGTCGGCGGTGGCGCGGTGACACGGTTGAACATGGACACGCTATTTGCCTCGAAACGGCGGTAGGACTTTGCCCACCAGCTTCAGCGGCCGGACCACCTTCACCACCTTGGCGACCTTCGCGCTCTTGGCCGCCAGCTTGACGGCACCGCGGACCGGGCCGGCTTGGGCGGGCACGCACGCGAACAGTGATAGGATCAGGGCGACAACAGCGAACAATCTCATCAGGGATCTCCTCAAACAGAACCGAAACGTGAAACAGCACTTGGCGTAATGATCTCGATCTTTCCACGGTGGCTCACCGTCCAAAGTGTGGCGTCGGGATGCTCGGCCTTAAACGTCGCAATGGCATCCTCGATACTCGTCGCCACCACCCCACAACTGATGGTCGCGGGGTAAAAATTGCCGTTCCCATGGCGTTTCATTTCGCTCGCAGAAATTAGGAAGGCGTCCGTTCTCATAGTCATCGACGTCTGAGCCGGAATCGAGGCTGGGAACTCGAATTGTCGGCTGACGCATCCTCCCGTTCAGGGGGTGCGTTTATCCACACCTGCGAGCAGCCAGCAGGGCCGCATTGCCGCTCCCAGTGGCCGCTGGCCGCCCTGGTACTAGATTCAGCCTCTGCCGGCTTGATCTCAGTCGGCTCGGCCGGTCGCTGGTTGGAGTCATCGGGGTCCGCTTCACCCCGCTCCAGCAGCCACTCGCTTCCATGTTTGGCGCAGATCATGCCGCAGGAGGCCGGGCAGAGCCGCCAGCGATTCGCCTGCCAGAATCGCCGGTCGATGGCCTTGGCTTCGGCGGCGGTCATGGGCAAGACGGGCTCCAGGTGGGCCACCACGGCGGGCGGTAGCCTTCGGAGTGCCGGTAGAGACTTTGCCGCATGGGGAGGCGGGAGGGCAAGGGCGGCTGCCAGGATCGCTGTGAACCCCATTACCGTGTCTCCGTCGTGGTCCGCACGGCGAACATACCGTAGCCGAAGTCAATCTGATTGTATCTGGCCCATACACCAAAACCAGAGTCGCTCCAATCTTCGCCCCAGGAGTTGCAGTCGAGCCCCTCCCGATCATTGAGGTGCTGGACTTTGATGACGCTGTGCCCTTTGGCACCGTAGACCACCGGCCAGCCGGTGAGCAAGCAGGACACCATTTCGTCGATGTTCGCCACGTCAAAAAACTCGACGATCTTAAACGCCTTGGCGGCCTCTTTCGCCTCCTCCGAGGGTTCCGCCTCCCACCCCTTGGAACGTGGCCAGATGGACATGGGGGCGATGCCCTTGTCACGGGCGAAGGCAAGATTTTCGTCGATGCTGGAGCCCTGGTCGCGCCCGTGCGAGGTTGTGTGGTAGATGAACCACGGGTTGAGCAGGACGTGAGGTAGACCGGCAAATGCACGGCCCATCATTACGCCCTGCGTCGTGCTCTCAGTAGCACAACTGCCCACCGAATCTTGGTCAAGCATACTCTTGACCATTGGGCGGGTACTGATCTGGTCGGCCAATTCATCCCATTGGTTGCGGGGCACCAGCTTGATATGCTCCGAGGCCATTGGACACCATTGGCCGGGCTTCGATGCACGCGGCAAGCAGCCCCATGAAGGCCGGTCGGACGGGAGAACGAGGGCAGTGTTGGGGAAAAGTAGATTCGTCATCGTCCACCGCCTTTCACAAACTGTTTGATGACCGCCACAGTCGCGTCAACCGTCGCCGGCAATGGTGCCTCGTGGTAAGTCGTGCCCGCCTGGTCAACGATGAACAGGTAAGGCAACGGTTTTCCTTTGGCAGCATCGACGTAGGGCTTCCAATCCGGGGCGGGCTTGGTCTCGGGCGATTGGTCGATGCAACGAAATTGCTCATTGGGGAAAAGACCCCGGACCTTCCCGCTCAGCATGATGATCGCCTGTTGCGGCGTCTGCTGGCTACTCTCGTAGATCACCACGCCCCAGAGGTTTTCGGGCGGAGGCGGCGGAGGCGGAGGCGGAGGCGGCGGGGGCGGAGGGATGGGCTCGACGCCTCCGCTGATGGTGATCGTGTAGGTCGCCGATTCGATCTCACCTGCCGCCAAGTAGTCGAGGGTGGCCAGCGCCTTACCATCGACAACGACAACCGGGGCACGCCAGCGGTGAGGGGTCGCAGTAGCAAACTGCGGAGTGAGGGCGAGCTTCTTCCCCTCGATAGCGATCTTGAGGTTGGGGGCCGTGACCACAGTGAGGGGCAGGGCAGGGGCCTGCTTCGGATCGGGCACCAACACCGGCGGCTTGGCAGCCTGGGCCTCGCGTGATGGTCCTACGAGGCCCAGGGCCAGGCCGAGGCTACCACCCAACAGGAGAGCGGCGGCGATGAGTCGCTTCATGGCGAGCCTCCGAGAATTTCGTTGTGGAAAGGGGAGGGTGCCGCGGCTCAGATGAAGATCGGGAGAATCAAAGGCAGAATCTTCTCGATGAACTCGAAGAGCTTTGCCCAATTTATTTTGCCGGCATCGACCTGCGCGAAGAGGACCTCCGCGGCGTATTCGGCCGACGCGACCACAACCGGGCCGGGCGTCGGTGTCGGCTTGAACGCCTCGATGAGGAGCATGATCGCCTGGATGAACTTCGCCCAGTCGATCGTGAATCCGGCCGCCGCAGCTTGGGCGGCCACTGCATCCAAACGATTGCGGATTTCTGCCTTGTCCATTGGAATCTCCTTGTTCAGGTTCGGGTTACGCCCTTTCCGGGGGGCACTAACTTACTTGGCTCACCAGCGTGGGGGCTATTTGCCAGTCGGTCGCCTATCAAACCCTTTTTCCTTGAGCATGGCCGCCACATCGTCCATGTGGAGGCAATCGCAGATGCACGCTCCGGCGAGGGTCGTACTGATCGGCGCGATGCTGCCGTTGCAGTAGTCATTGCCGGCAACGGCGTCGTGCAAGATGCCGACGCTCACGATCTTGCCGCCCTCGGTGCTGAGCTGGACGACCTTGTCCCCGTTGGCTGCGGGACGTCCATTTCGGTAGTGCATAACTCGTTCCTTTCAGGTTTACGGTGAGTCAAGTAATTCAGTACCTTGCCAGGGCCTTCTCCCGCAGTTTTGACCTCGGCTGCCGGATTGTCAATAGCGAAATCGTAGCCGGCAATCTGCGGGGTTTAGGGTAAGTTCTGCCCTATATCGGCAGCACCCCCTGGCGCAGGCGGGCGGCGGCGATCACGAAAATAACTCCACGAGTCCCTGGCACTTGTCGGTGGGAAGCGGCTCGTCGGAGAGCCACCACTCCCACATTGCTTCCCAGTTGGCAAAAAACCGATCCCCAAACCACTGCTTGCCGTTTCGTTGTGGTTTTCCCGTCCTCATGTCCCACGTATCTCGAAACAGTTGCTTCCACTTTCGCTCATATCCGGGCCAGCGGACAAACTCCTTGAGTCTGTTGGCCGTTCTCGCTATCGGGCAGCCAATACAACCGAGTCGGTCGAAACCTTCGTCATAGAGTGAACAGTAGGGTAAGCCAACTCCGCCAATAAAGGCCCAGACGTGCTCTTTGGTCCATTTGACGATGGGGCACACCGCGTACTCGCCAGTCTGGTGGTGCCACGTCACTTCCCTCCAGTTGGCCGCGCGTCTCGGCGACTCTTCAGCACGAACGCCGAGAATTAGTCGCGACCCTTTTGGCGACCGTTGTTCCTTAAACTTTTCACAACACCACCGCATTCTGCGTGTAGGGAATCCTTTTTTGTACCGGATCGCATAGGTAAAGAAGTTGCATTCGGGGCGGTGCCAAACTACGTCTGCATGTTCCTTCCGTATGAACCGCACCAACTCCGGCGGGTCGATGGTCGTCACGTTGTAATGCCAGGTCACGTTGACTTCGGCCAGCCGGCCCAACTCCTTGATGACGCACGAATCCTTCCCGCCGCTGAAACAGCCGTAGTAAGGCTGGTCGATCGGCTGCATCTGCCGCAACAGCTTCACCGCGTCGGCTACGTAGGCATCGAGCGAAAGGTCAACGCCGGGGAGTATTTGTTGTCGGCACTCGCACGGCTGCTTGCCGCAACGAAAGCAGTTCGGTAGGGATGCAGAGGTCATATTGTCGCCCCGTCGGCATAGAACAAGTGCCGGTCGCCGTCCTTGCCGATGATGGGAATCGGGCCGGGCAAATGGTGGCCGAGCAGCCGGCAGACGGTCGCGAGGTCTGTCTTGGCCAGGTCTGCGATTTGCCGGAGTCGGTTGAAGCAGCCGGTCCGGCGGCCGGGAGCGGGGCGAATCTCCCGGGCCGCCTGGTCAACGGCTACCTGCTGCTCCACCGTGATTTCAGGCCCGGCGGGGTCGGGCTGGCGGCTGGGAGGCTGCCATTCGACCGGCTGGGCTGCTATGGGGCACCGCCCCTCCTTCACATCCGACACCGTAGACCAGAGGTGGTATCGCTCATCGCAGATTTCGTCGATCGAGATTCCCTGTGCGAGGAACGCCCTGATGATCTTCTGCTCTTCAGCGCTTAGCGCCGGCCTGCCCATCGGTTCACTCCTTGCCGTCGTTATTGGCGGCTGTTCTCGCCGCCCACCCGATCACCGCTAGGACGAGGGCACCGGTCACGCCAGCCCCATTACTTCGCGCACGCCCTTAAGTTCGGTTTCAGTGAGCGCCCCGGTCATCGCGAGTGCGTGGTATAATGCGCGTTTCATCCGAGGCCGCTCGCCCCACCCTCCACCAACCCGACTCAGGCTACGTGCCAGGTTGTAGGTCTCGACCATTTCCACTTGCCGCGTCTCACGCTGTTGTTTCGGAATCTTCATGCCCATGATCTTCCTCCTCGTGTTCGATTGGTTCTGAAAGTTTCCATTGTCTCTCGCACCTTTCCGCCGCCCACCCGATCACCGCCAAAACGAGGCCCGTCCAACGCCAGCCGCGCTCCCAGCAGATCACCCTTCCCGCATCGGCCGCCGCGCGGATGCGCTCCAAGCAGTGGCGCAAGCCTTGCAAATGGTACGGGGGCGGGGCGTTGCCTGTGACGGTCATATCGGCAGCACCCCCTGGCGCAGGCGGTTCGCGGCGGGAATCGCACTCGCCTTTTTTCCTTCGCGTATCAGTTGCCGCAGTCGCCAGCGTGGCGTCTCGGCGATGCGCGTAGCTGCCACGTCCAGGTAGCGGCTGTTCAGATCAATCCCGATGAAGGCGTGTCCCAGATGAAGGGCCGTCTGGCCGGTGGTACCGATGCCGCAGAAGGGGTCAAGGACGAGTTGCTGGGCCGGCTCGCCGTATTCGCCGCGGACCAGCACCGGCTGGGTGCCCGCCGGCTGGAGCGTCTTCGGATCGAGGATCGTGCCATCATGCCAAGTGTAGCAGCAGCAGGTCGGGCGGTAGCCGAGCGTCTTGGTGGCCATGATAGGCAGGCCAGCCTTGCCTTTCTCTCGGCCAGCGCGATGGATGGTCCCATGGCCACCGTCGCCGGTATCCCAGCCGTCGGCCATCTTTTGCGTCAATCCCGTATCGACGCTCTCCACCACCGGGGCCCACGGCGCCCTGCACGTCGGGCAGCAGCCGCTCGCAGAGCAGCCGGCAACGAGACAGCGACGGACCAACTCGGACGGGAAGGTTGCGAAATGGCGGACGGAAGTTGGCTCGCTACTCAAAAGCCAAAAATTGCGAGGGTTGCGACCGGCAGATGGGTCGTGCTTTGTCCCAGTGCTACGCTGACCTACAATGCCGCGTTTATCCCTCGGATCAGCCTCCCGCACACACTGGTATTTATTGCCTTTCCACTCCATGCGACCGTACCGCGCCTTCTCCTTACTGGCCTCCCCATCCCAAAAATATTTCCCCGACTTGGCGAACACGAAGACATATTCATGCGCCGTCGTGCATCGCCCCGCGCCCCGCCTCAGCACGTAGCCACTGTAGGGCTCGCACTTCGGGCAGCCGGGGCAGGGGATAAATACACTTTTCGACGATGCGCCCTCTCGCCAGCCGGGTTGATGTAGCCCACTCCCAATTCCATGCAGTCCAATAGCCTGTAATTCGGTTTCCTTTGGAGTCAAATCCCCACCGCCATTATTCACCTTCACCCTACACCGCACCCACCTCCACCCGCTCACGCTTTCTGGCATCGGTGATTTCTTGGCGAAAATTATCGTCTGCCGCCAGACCCAGCCGTCGGCGCGGAGGGCCTCGGCGACGCGGTGGGGGATGTTCAAGAGGTTGCCGGGGGGAAGGCCGGCGGTGACGCGCTGGTCGATGTTCTCATTGTTCCAGTAGCCGTGCTTGCCGTACCCCGGCTTCCGTTTACTCGATGTTCCCGCATCGTAACTGTCGCCGAGATTCAAGAACAAGGTCCCATCATCGCGTAGCACCCGCTTGACTTCTCGAAACACCTCCACCATCACCTGAATAAACGCCTCGACCGTCGGCTCCGACCCGATCTCAAGCGGCTTCAGGGGATCGTCTTTGGCCAGGTAAGAGCGTAGCGCGAAGTAGGGCGGTGACGTAACGCAGCACTGGATAATCCCCGCCGGCAGCCCTCGCAGCACTTGGAGCGCATCGCCGTGGTAGAGCGTGCCGCGGTCTCGGCACACGCAGGGCTGCTTGCCGCAACGGTAGCAGGTCGGCTCGTTGTTGCGGAGGGTCATAGCATCGTCCTCTGCGTCTCGGTCGGTGCGTCCGGTGGGCCGAACGGTAGGCATTCTTGCTCCAGGCGACGAGCGGCAATGGCACAGTAACGCTCTTCGATCTCGATCCCGATGGCGCGGCGTCCCAAGTCCTTCGCGGCGCGGAGCGTCGTGCCCGATCCCGCGAAGGGGTCGAGGATGGTTCCCGGAGGGCACTTGGCGATCAAGTCCGCCATCAATTCGACAGGCTTTTCATGGGGGTGCTTTCTGCCAAACCCAGTGGAGTTCCACGTCACCGGCGCATTTATGCGCAGTACGGAACTTCCTCGATGGCCAGCGAATCCAGAACCGATAACGTAAATCTCTTCGGTGTTCGGCTTCCACGGCATAGCAAGATCACCCATGCCTACATGGTCGCCCTTTTCCCACGTCAAGAGAACCTTGCAGCCAGCGGGGCGCGCTACCCGCCACGTCCCAAACACTATTGCAGGGAGCGAGCGGCACCACGCTAAAACGAAATCTCGTAGCGTGGTGTCGTCATCCCCAACGATGCCCGGCAATGCGGTCCCGCCATGGTGCCCGGTCATTCCGCTCTCATACGAGATCCCATACGGCGGGTCCGTCACCACGCAATCGACGCTCCCCGGCTCCAGCAGCGGGAGGATTGAACGGCAGTCGGCGTGAATCAAGCAGATACCATCGCGGCACTCGCACGGCTGCTTGCCGCAACGGTAGCAGGTCGGCTCGTTGTTGCGGAGGGTCATGGCTTGATTCTCCGAAACGCCAAGACCCAGACCCATGGATTCGCGTCCCAGCCCCGGTCAGCCTTTGCATAGATGGCGTTCCACAATTCGGCGAAGGATACGCGAGCGCCGTCGTAGTCGCGGAAACGCGCAACGCCCGACGGTGAGTATGCGTATTTGTCCGAGACCACGATTCCTTCTGCGATCGCGTCCGCTTCGCTGATCTCTTTTAGCCGCTCGACGCGCACGGCGGTGATCTCCAACGTCAGACGCGAGGCCCAACGCGGCATGTAGATCGAGGGCCGCCACGTCGTAACCAGGGCCGTGCAACGGTGCTCGCCGTGATGCACCGATTCTCCGTCTGGGCCTATGAGCCGCGTCCCACCGGCTCTGTAAACCATCACGGGGCGGCCGTCGATGTCTTCGCTGGTGGCCCACGTCTCTCGCACCCAGAGCAAATCACCTTCGTCCCACGGCGCGTAGTGCCGAATCCGCGTGTCGTCTATCGGTTGCTTCTGCCATCCGTCGCCGGGGTGAGCAAACGGGACGTGGAGATAGCCGTTGTCTGCAAAAGCTCGGCTCAGATCGTAAAGCATGGGTCGGCCATCGTCGCAATGGTCCTTTGGCGGCTTCACCACCCGCCTCGTCTGCGTCTTGCGGTTGTCGAGGATCGCGCGGACCATTGGTCCGCTGAAAAGAATTGGTCGCTCGCGTGTGGCTGCCATCAGTCCTCCTCGATGCCGTGGTCTCGGCACTCGCACGGCTGCTTGCCGCAGCGGTGGCAGGTGGGCAGGGATGCGGCGTGGTCCTTGATCGGCTCGTTGTTGCGAAGGGTCATATCGGCAGCACCTCCTGGCGCAGGCGGGAAGCGGCGATGACGCACGACGCCTCGTCTTGTTCGATTCCGATGGCCCGCTCAAACCACTTGGACGCGCAGAGCAGGGTGCTCCCACTGCCGGCGAACGGGTCCAGCAATACGCCCTTGTGTCCCGGCTGAGAGAGTAGGCGGCAAAGGTACTCCATCAAGGCCAGCGGTTTGACCGTAGGATGATGGTTGCCCTCGCCGCGCTCGGCCCGGCCGGCCTTGGCGCAGTAGAAAAAGCGCGCGGCCGAGCCGGTGTCGCCGTCACTTACGCGAGTTCCCGCCGTGCGTGTGGAGCCAAAACAGCCGGCAGTCCCGTCATTCCGATATTGTCCCGGGTTCGTCTCTGTCTCCGGGAACATCCCCAGCACTTCCTCGCTGCCGGGATTCGGTAGCTTGCAAAACATGGCCTGCAACCCGGCGGGCATTTTCTTAAACACGCTTTCGCTGACTCTCACCGAGGCACCTCCTGCTACAGCACTTTTTCTTGGTAACTTCCACCGGCTTGACGTAAAACGCCCCGTCGCATACCGGGCAACGCATCTCGACAAGACCTCCTTTCCACTTTGGGTTTGCCGACCCAGCCATTGACCTGCGAACCTTGCAAGGCTTTTTGCGCCGCCCTTTCCCGGTTGGCGTATACTTCCTGCCGTGATGCTCACAGTGGCACCGCTCGCAAAGGGTTTCCCCGTTGTTCAAGTCCCAGAGCGGAGCACAATTTCGGGCTTGCTCGCGGGTCGTTATTCCGTGCAACGCAATCAACTTTGCCAACGGCGTCTTGTGGTGTGCCTCTAGGTCTGTTGTTGCTCCACAGCGAACACAGGTCCCGTCCCGCCGAACAACAGCGTCCATCCACTTACGATGTTCCGTCAATCTCCGCACAGCGAAATTCAGTCGCGACGATCCTCCCTTCCAGCGGTAATTGTTCGGACCGCTGTTCTTTGCGCCACGCGCCCGCACCTTGTCGGGGTTGGCAAGGCACCATGCCCTCAGTGCCGCTGACGTTTTTTGTCTAGACTCTTGCGTTCGCATCCATCCACTCCGCAAGTTGCCGTAGTTGCTCCGGCGTCACGTCGTCGCGCAATTCGTATTCGTCCTCTGGATATGAAAGGATCAGGTTCGCGGGCCAGCGGCCGGAAGGACTCATTGCCCCAAAGCGTTCGGTTCCATCACGTTTAAAAACGCCCATCTGTCCTTTGATTGACGACCGGAGATGCGAATTGTCGGCGAGATTTCCGCCCTTCACTGTAATGTGTTCGACCCTGCACCCCTCGATGTTCAAGGCCCCGGTCCCGTACCGCTGGACGTTCTCGGCAACCGTTCCGCAGAGCGGCTTGCGCAACAGCCACCAATCCTCAATCTGCGGCACCGTTATAGCATCGGCGGGAACAATAACGCCGTGGCTTAGAACGGTAGAAAGTGAAACGCTTTCCGCAGCGCTCACAAGTGTACTGAGCACGGCGAGCGTAACAGACCGTAGAGCAGAAATGGTGTGGGTGTTGTTCGGCGGCAAGCCGTCGCTTGGGGAATTGTTTTCCGCAGGCATCGCACTGAACCGTAACCCATTTTGACGGAACGCGACCAGGATGATGGATTCTGGTATGGCTGCCGATAGAAATGAGTTCAAGATTCTCAATGCGGTTATCAGCCTTGTCGCCGTTTCGGTGGTGTACGTGCTCGCTCCGTCGCAAACGGCGTCCCAAATGCCTTTCCATAACGACGCGATGCTCCAAAACGTTCTTGCCTCCTCCGGTGAATTGAACGTATCCATCAGCCCGAATTGATCTCCGCACTTTGGAATACACCACACGGCGGCAATCCACCGAACAGAACCGCACGCCCCGACGGAGCCGTTTTGGCTTGACTGAAAAACACTTTCCGCAAACTTCGCAGGTGACAGTAACCATAAAAGAGCCTCCAAAAAAATGGTTGACTCTTCTACCGTAGCAGAAAGGGGTACGGCTGTCAATGGTTTCTGAAATTTAGTCCACTGTTCTACGGCCGGCTTCAGCGCACTGCCCCAGCCGTCCCATTTCTTCGCGGCGTCGGTCGCAGGGGCGGTAATGGCGACGTTAAGGCGGTCTGCTTGCTTGCTTGCTTGGCTGGAAATACCGCGACCATTTGAAGCGTTTCCGCGAATGTCCGGTGCGCTGTATTCCATCGCACCCACCACTTCCCTCTCCGCCCCCGCCGCCTTGTCGATGGCCTTCGATACGTCCAGCGACTTCGGGAAACCCGACCCAAAGCAATGCACGATCCGATCCCTCGGTTGCCAGCCCGCGTTCTCCCACGCCGTAGCGGTCCAGTGGCTCGTGCGCGGAAGCGACCACACCAGCGCATGCGCCCCCGGTTTGCAGACCCGCAGACACTCGGCGGCTATCCCGGCCATCCAGTCAATCCAAGCATCTCGCCCGCCCTTGTTGCTGTCCCAGTGTTTGCCCATGAAGCCGATCCCAGCCGGTGGGTCCGTCACCACGGCGTCGATGCTGTCGGCGTCAAGAGAAGGCAGAATCAGTTCGCACTTGCCGCAGTAAAGGCTCATCGCATCTCGGCACGCGCACGGCTGTTTGCCGCAGCGGTAGCAGGGCGGCAACTTCGCTTCCATATTCATCCTTGCTTCCTCTCGGCGTGTTCGATCCGAAATTCCGGGTGGCCGCAACGGGCACAGCGCGGCGGGATAACGTCTTGGTGGTACTCTGCATTGCAGCGGTTGCAGAGGAAGCGCCACGGCTTCAACGGCAAGTCGTCGGACTTCCCCACTTCACTTCTCCCTTTCAATCCGCCACGATCACCGCAAAGTACCAGATCCCCCGCTCACTCTTCGCCAGCGCCGCCCCAGCCCAGCGGTGTGCGACCGACGCGATAGCCCAGTGACCCTTGCTCTGCTCCCAGCACTTCATCGCCTCCGCCCACAACTCAGCCTCGGAGTAATCCCGCTGCCACTCCCAGGACTCGGCCAGTATCTCGCGGGGCATGAAGCCCGTGGTTTTCATGATCTCCTGGAATCGCGTACCCCACCTTCTCCGCTGCCCCTCGTCATGCGATTGGCGCTCGTGTTCGGCCATCCAGCGGGCGTGGGCCTCGGCGTAGGCTTGCAGTTGCGGGTGACGAGGGCTGGCGAGGGCGTCAGGCATCATCGCTTTTCTCCCCGCTCTTTTAGGACCTTTTGGATCAAGAGAAATAATTCCTCGTCGCTGTCCGGAACCCGGAACCCTTTGGCCTGCAATCCATGCCGGATCGCCGCATACGCGGCCTTTCGCTCCGCGATCAATTGGTCGGGGGTCATCTCAATGCCGTGTTCGGCAAGCGATTGGCGGGCTCGCTGGTTATGTTCGCGGTCGAATGGTCTCATCTGCGTATCCTCCAGCCCGACAGGTCCGGCGAGTGCATGGGCCGCAGCCCCCGACGGTGTCGGCTCGTGCTCTTTTCCCTCCGGCCCCAAGCGCTCTGAACCCAGGGGCGAAAGAAAAACGCGAGTAGCCTCGCCTGGATAGGTCGCCTCGATCCTCGCCGGTTCTTCCGACCCTCAATCATGTGGTCACCGACAGTTTCCCGGATTCGTCAATTGCCGTTTCAGTTCCGCCCCAGCCGCCCCGATCCAGGTTGCTTGTTCCGGCGCTGAGCGTAGCAGTTTGTTTTCGTCAGTCAGCCGCTCGATTTCGGCGGCTTGTTGAATAACTATAGCGGCCTCCAATTCCACGTTCGGGCGTGTCCATGTGCGCTCTTCGAGCCGTTCGATCAGGGCGGCCTGAGTGGCGATATGATCAAGGGCAGCGTCATACAGCGCCAAAAGTGTGTCTATCGTGTAAGGCAGGATTCCGCCGGTTGCCAGGCACTGCATCAGTCCGACGAATCGTCCACGAGCCGCTTCTGCGTCGAACGCGGGCTGCGACGGCTGCGACGGTTTTTGATGCTCCGCACATCGCGATTGAACTTGCCCCATAGGTAAAGTCCAACTACAGCCGCATGGAGCCGTCACGATTCGATTTTCGGCCTTGTGCCTTTCAGCGTTGGCGTTCGCGTGGGCCTCTCGCATTCCGTCGTAATGGGTCACGTCACACCTTTTTTTCTGCGGCCGTCGCCGCGTCCCCGGGTATCCGCACCACGCGGGCACCGAGCCAATTTGTTCCGAGTCGCAGTTGTTTATTCTCCGCCATTCTCTGGCTTAAAAAACCAAGTCCGGTCGATGGTATCAGTTTCCAGCACATGCACGCGCGCGAATATGCCTGGACAAAAAACAGAGGAGGGCAGGGGGGCGCTTCCGGCCGGACTTTGGCGGAGAGTTCTGGAGTCAACGGAAGTTGAGTCATTTTTTTTCTCCTCTCTACTTGTCAATGGGAACCATCGGCATGACTTTCCCCTGGCGCCCGTGGGCGTCGATAAAGCAAATCGCGTCCTCCGCATCCCCGGCAGCCCGGAACTTCACGCCATTCAGTAGCCCGATTCGGGCCACGAGCCTTCCTGCGATTTGCCGGCCGGCGATCATTGACGCCTTGTACTCGCGCTTCCGGCCGTGGCACTTTTCGCATTCGTGCAATGCGCCGCAGCCCGAGCATTCGCATTTATCCTCGCCGCCGCAGGCCGTACACGGCTCCTCGCCATATTCCGCTGCCGGCCAGTCCCCAGTGAACCCGTTCTTGGGGAATGCCGCGAAGTAATCATGCGCTCGCGGGCGCTTGCCTTTGCCAACGGCCCTCACGTCTGGCGACGAGGGCTCGCCCGGCGCCAATTCCCTCACGCAGATCCTGCCGTCGGTTGCGTACCGCCAGCCGTCGTACACCCATGGGGTCGATAAGTCATACCGGCTTTCCGGTCTGTCAGTCATCGGATCGCAGAATACGTTCAGGTCTACCATCGCTTCATCCTCCGGCCCGTGGGCCGGTTAGGTTTCCTCGATTCTCACGTCCAAGCGTCCAGGTGCCTCGACTGGGCCCCGCATTACATGCAAAATATCTATCTGCGAATCGTCGCGCCACACACCAGCCGCGGTCAGCGCATCGAGCGCCGGCTTGACGCGGTTGTCGAGGTCGCTCTTTCCGTTCCGAGCCATCGAGCACAGAATCCACACGCACAGGCGCCCGCTCAGTGGAGCCTGTGTTGGAAGTTGGTCATAGACGGCGCTCTTGACGGCTTGGTGATAGTCACGGCCGGCTTTGCTTGTAATCAGGCGCGGCTTTCCACCGAGCAGCACGCACGCCCGGTAGTTGTTCATCGTCGGCGGCAGCGGCAGTATGATTCGTAGCACGCCTTTCTTGCCGTGCGAGAGCGGCGGGAACTTTTGCAGCGAGCCGGGAGGGCCGACGTTGGTTATCAATCGCAGGTTCGGGGGTAGACCCATCACTTCACCTCCGGAAACTCGTTCCACTCCCGGCCGTCGAGCAGGCGGCCGCCCTTCTTCTCCCTGAAGTCGCAGCCTGCCCGCTCCCATGCCCTCACCTCCATCACGTCCGGCTTGGCGTCTCCCCACTGCTTGAAAAACCAGGGCACGCCCGCCTGCTGGCACTGGTCACGAATCGTGCGAACCCAATCCGGGTGCATCGGCCGCGCACCCGGGCCGCTCTCGCCGCCCACGATGACCCAGTGAATTCCGCGGGCGAATTCCCACCGGCCACGGCCGAGACACATACCGCAAATTTTTTCCAGTGATCCGTCCGGCTTCCCGGACTCGTTCACCGTTTTCATTCCTTTGCAGTTGGGGCACACGCTCAGATCCACCGGCCCCAGCAGCGGCTCCAGGCTGAGGAAACGCACCGCCGCCGGGCACTTCAGAAGCCACGGAATCCGCTCGTCGGCCGTGACTTGGTTCTCAACCGACACGCCCAGCCAGACGTGGTCGCGTCGGTGACCAACCGCGTCGACCATTTGTAGTGCCTTCGCCAGCCGCTCCGGCCGCTTCGTCAGCACTATAAATGTGTGCTGGAGGCAAAAGGCCATCGTCGCAAATACTCGCTCAAGCACCTGCGCGGTGACATCCTCGTGAAACAGATCGCCCATCGAGCAAACGAATATCCGCCGCGGCTTCTTCCAGTGGCACGGTTCGTTCAACCTGTCCGCATGGACGATCACTCGAAACGGATCGTCGGCCGGATAGCCATTGCGGCCTGCTAATCGCTTCGCCATGCGCGCGGCGTAGCAGTGCTGGCAGCCGGCCGATACCGGCTCGCATCCCGTGACTGGGTTCCAGGAAAAGTCCGTCCATTCGATTTTTGTCTCAGCCATCGCTCAATTCCTCATTTCGTTCCTTGCCTCGGTTCCCTTCGCCACCGCACGGCCGTAGATCGAATCCAAAATGATCGCCTCCTCAAGCGGCAGGTCCGCACCCATGATTTCCACCACCACGGCCACAAAATCCTTGTCGGTGTTTGCCCGCTTCCATCGCTTCAGCGGGTCGCGGGGCCAACGGTCGGCTATTCGGTTTTTCATGGCGTCGGCTCCTTCGGTTCGCTCGCCGCACTCGTAAAAAGTTTGTCGCACTTGGCCATCCACCCCAGGTCAACGCCGTCGATCTCGCCCTTGTCGGCGGCCACCCACGCTTCATGGAGCAGTGCCCGCAGCCGCTCGACCTCCACCTTCAACCCGCCGGCCAGCAGGGCAAGGCGAAACTCCGGATCGGGGTCATCTTCCAGTGCCTCGATGCCGCGAAGGCCGAGGAGGGTGTTGGTGCGGCGGCGGGCAAGTTCCTGCTCCAGTTCGACGGCACGACATACCGCCGACTGGCCAAATGTCGTCGCGTCTCCTCTCGATCCGCAGTTGAAATAATGATAGGGCGGATTGCGCAGTTCGACGATTTTCCATGCCGACGCTCCGCACTTTGGGCACCTGTCGTCGCTCATTTCAGTCCCTCCAGTTCAGCGTCAACTTCGGCTTCAGTGATTCGGTTTAGTGCCTTCGGGTTCACTAAGGCGTTGTAGGCTGCCAGGTCGTAATCTTCCGGCGCCTGCAGCTTCAGGAGCGCGAGTTGTCTTGCCTCCGGCCATTTGGCGGCCGACGATAACTCCTCCTCATGGCACAGCCGGCAGACGATCAGTGTGGCAAACGGCTTGCCGAGTGCCTTTGATCTGTTCTTTCCCCGGGCGATTTCGTGCGCATCGAGTTTCCAGCAGATAACTGGAATGTCGAGTCGCGGGTGAAACGGATCGTGCCCGCAGATCATGCACTTGCCGTGTTTCGCAATCAAGATGGCCCGTATGTCTCGGCACTCGTCGGCTCGCTGCCGGTGCTTGGCGGATTGGTGGCGGAGTCTAGTGCGCTTCATGCGGCGTCCTCTCCAGTGTCGAAGTCGTCGTGGTGGTTCCTCGGCAGCCGGCGTTTATAGTCGCCAGCCCTTCTCGTGCAGTCCGCGTCGATTCGCGCCGCCTCTTCAATCTCTGCCTTGCTCGCAGTGCGTCGAAAGTAGCCGCACTCGTCCGAGCAATCCCCGCACTCGCGGCCATGGCATCGGGCGCATTCCTCGCGGGCGATCTTCAGGGCTTCGCGCTTTGCGGCTTGGGTCGGCATCGTTTTCTCGGAGTCACTCCGCCTCAAGCGCCTTCCGCACTTGCCGTCGGGAAATTCCCAGTGTCGCCGCAAGGGCCTCCTGGGTCCATTTCGGCTCATCGCGCTTCATCTTGCGAATCTTCTTGGTCAGGGCCTCGCCGTCGGCTGAGGGCTCTTGCTCGGTTTCAAAATCAGGGCGTTCTACCGTGCCTCGTGCGGGGACCTGCGATGCCGCAGCGGCCACCGCATCGAACAGCGGGTGCTCCTCTTTTCGCACCCGAGCCAACGCCCGCAGTTCCGCCACCGCTCCGGCGTAAACCTCCCTGGCCGTTTTCAGCTCCTCTTGGCGAAGCTGAACATCAGCCGCGGACGATTGGCATCGCTGCTCGACCTCTTCGATCTTGGTCAGCAGCTCGTCGGCCTCAGTCAGCAGTTCCATTTGTCTGTCCTTTCCCATCGCTCGTACCTCCGTCAAAATTCACCCCCGGGCGTTGTGCGCGGGGCGTGCGTTACTTCGCCTCTGGGTCCCATGCCTTCCGAAAACTCGGCCACTCGCACTTGAGACAGAGCGCCCCGTCTCGCAGTCGATCGACGATGGGCGAGCCGAGCCGTTGGTCTGCCTCCGAGCCGCTGGCGACGTTCAGGCTCACCCAAGTGGTCTTGCGTCGGCGGTAGCGCTCATCGACGATTTGGTAGAGGCCCTCTGCCTGAAAATTGGTCAACATGCCGCCCGGCGGGAGAGGGTCCGACAAAAGCAAAATGCTCGGCTTGGTGTACCGGCGAAAAAAATCCTCTTCGGGCTCCCGCGTGTCGATTAGGTCCCGCAGTTCCGACGCGAGTTTCGGCCCTGACGTGGCCACCACGTCGAACCCGGCGTTGATGGCCCCAATTCCAAGAGCGATCAATAGGTGATCCTTGCCGGTCCCGCTCGGCCCGTAAAGGACGATCCCGCGCCCGGCTTGGATGTTCTCCCGACCGTTTTTGCGGTAGTCGTTGACGGCATCGACAACGGCTTGCTGGCCTGGGTGCTCGATCTGAAAGCTTGCTAGACTCACGCCATCGTATCGCTCGCCCACGCTGGCAATGAATCGTTCCAGTTTGGCGGCGCATTGCCGCTGTCGATGCTGGCGGGCTTGCTCGGCTACGTCTTGCCGATAACTCTCCAACTCTTCGGCGGTCGGGTCACGGCCCTCGCATGGATGCTGGTATCGCCAACCATGCCGGAGTTCCCAGTCCCGCTGGTCTTGTTCCAGAGACGGCTCGTCAGAAGGCGGTTCGCTGAGCGTCCGCAGGATGTCGCTGACCGGGCCCGCAAGGCTTTGTGGTTCGTCCATGTTCACGTTCCTTTGGCTCAAAGAGTCCTTTCCAGGTTGACTTGATCGCCGTCTTGATCGCCTCGATTGCCTTTTGTTCCCCCCATTCAAGGCAGTCCGTGAGTTGGGCATTGAGGGATCTCGGCGTCATTGGTAAATTCCGCTCGCGTCGGTAGGCGAGCCATTCCTGCCAGGTGGCTCGAAAAAGTTCCGTGTCGATCCCCGGGGGAATCGTGACGGCGATAGCCGGCGCTCTTTCTTTGGGTGCGGGTGCGGGTGCGGGTGCGGGTGCGGGTGCGGGTGCGGGTGCGGGTGCGGGAGTTGCGCCGTTTGCTACCTCGCGCGCCGCCGTTTGCTTCCGTTTGCTAGTCAGTTGCTTCCGTTTGCTTAAAGCAAGTGACTTTCGTTTGCTTTTATTTGCTTTACCGCCCACCCGACCAGCCTCTGCTCTCAATTCGGAAAGTGTTTTGCCGCTTGCACTTCTGGCATCCTCACGCTCCATCCGACGCCGGACATATTCGGGGGCATGATCGTAGAGGTCGTGTACCATGAAAATGTTAGGCTCATCTGGTTTTGCTTCAATAAATCCCGGTTTGTCATCGCCTCCGCAGTGAAGCAAAGCGAAGCAAAATGCGTTTGCTTCACCTTCCCAGTGCGCCGCCAGCTCTACATTTGTCGCATCGCCGATCACTGGATTTCCCGTTTCGTATGCCGTGCTCCAGAGGTATTCGAGATGCCCATAAACGTGGGGAGCCACCTCGGTTGGCAGCATGTGTACCAGCCGCAAAAATTTAGGGTGATTTCTAAGCCCTGGCCTGGCCATTGCGGCTCTTCCTCAGAACGGAATATCCCCTTCCGCTGGCGGGGTCACTTCCTCGCGCAGCGGTCGCTTTGGCGGTTCCAACGGCAGGTCGGCTCCAGCATCCGGCGGCATCGCGTTCGGGTCGGGGTAGGGGGGCCTGGCTTTCTTCGCGCCGCGAAGCCCAGCCTGGGCCTTCACCAGGGCGTCCTTTGTCGGCGGCGGTGCCCCGGCCCCGAACCGATCCACCTTGATGCTGACCTTGCCTTTGTATTCCTCCTCCTTCAGCGTCACGTCGCACTCGCGGTCGATGAAGGAAACCGAGACCCCAATCTCGGAAAGCTCTTGCGTGTCGCAATCGAAGCCAAGTGCCTTGAGTTGTCCCCGGGCCATGCCCATCGCCTTGAGTGAGAGCCAGATCGTGCCGGTGATTTCCTCTTCCGCGCCGGCGAAGTCGTCCATGATGCCGACGCGAACAGCGAGGCCCGGTGTTCCGGCCTGAGACGTTACCCAGCCATGCCAGACGACTCGGCCCTTGAATTTTCCGGCGGTGAGCATGGGCTACTCCTCCTTGCCAGCCGCAACGGTAGCCGTCTTGAGATACGCCCGAACATCGGCAAGGGCAGCGCGCAGCCGCTCGATGCCAAAGCCTTCAACCGCCGTCCAGCTTTTCGTACCGCAGCACTTTTCGAGCAGTTCCATCTTGGCCCGCTTCTCGACGGCGGACTGGCCGGGATATGCCTTGACGATCTCGCCTTGAATCTCTTCGCAAAGTTTCGTTCGGTCCCGACGCTCGCGTTGGAACGCGGCATCGCCGGCCTCGTCAACATGCATATCCGTCTTGGCCGCCACGTCAACGATGTTGGTGGCCCCGGGCGTGAGCATATCCAGGTGCGGGGCGAACCATTCGCCGGTCGGGTTGTCGATGGTCTTGCCGTCCATCACGTCGAAGCGGTCGCCCAGCACCGTCGCCCGATGAACGATTCGGAACCGCGTCGGTTGCGAAGAGTCGGGAACTTGAAGCCGTTCCATTTCGACCAGTAGCGACGGCTCAAAACCGAACTCACTTTCGACCTTCATCTTGATGCCAGTCTTGACGAGTTCTTTTCGCGTCGTGCCATCGGCGTTTTCCGTCTCCTCAAAGTCCCACTCGAAGCCGGCACGTCCGCAGATAATGATATGGAGCTTACTGTTCAGGTAGAAGTCGGTCCACTCGCTCCAGCGTTCCTTGATCGCGGCCCAATCCTGAAACTCCAGGCGGGTACGTTTTGCGCGCCCCATCGCTTCCCGCGCCTTGTTCACTTGGGCAAGGTAGGCTTGGCACAACTCGCGCCAGGGATGCGTGATCGAATCGACAATGAGAATCTCGGCGGCCCCCGCCTCGCACTCGCGGGCGAGTTTGAGTAGGTCTGCCATCGAGCGGGACTTCTCGCCAATCAATGGCATCCCGGTTTCTTTCCGCACTCGCGAAGCGATCGCCTCGCCGCCCGCCTCCGTGTCGAAAATAGCGATGGGTGTTGTGATCGACAGGCGCTTCCGCAACTCCAGCGCCAGCAGCATCGCCGTGTGCGTTTTGCCGGACTTGTTGAACCCAAGGAATCCCGCCTTGAGATAGCCTTGGCCCGTGCCAAAAGTCAGCATCACAATTCTCCTTATCGACCGCCAACAGCGGACCTCCCGCCGCCGGCCGCGTCGTGTGTGTCACTTGGTCGGGAAGGACCGCTCTCGCAATTCCTCCAGCGGCGCGACCAGGGCCGCGGCCTTATCATCGTCGGCCCGCTTCCCCAGGTCCCGACAGATCGAGATAATTCCCTCCAACGCGTTGTGATCGCCTTGGGACCATTTGACTGTGATCTTGCCTCTCCTGCACAAAATGTCCATGTTCACTCTCCTCGAAAAAAAGGTTACTGCATTCCTCCGAGCAAGCCGGCGGCCTGCTCAATACTCCGCTGTCTGTCGGCGAGTAATGCGACAATATGTGCCCGTCGCCCGGCGTCCATTGGCATTTCCTCGATCGCCAGGATTGCGTTTTCCACGTCCCCCGCCACACCGCGTAGCCGTTGGGCCGTCTCGGTTTGTCCAGCCAGGTCGGTGAGGCATCGAGGGCATTCTTCGCCGTGGTGGGGGCCGTGGCCGTGATAGCAAAGTGGCATGATCTTTTTCCGTCAGCCCCTCGCGCCAGCCCGGGCGGCTACCCACACGCACCGGGCCGGCGGAGGAGAGACTGTCTAGGGGATGCCCACGATCTGTCGGAGGTCGGCCACGGCCGCTTCGAGCGCGGCCAGCGTCTGGGCCGGCAAGCGTCGGAGCGCGTCGCCGAAGTCGAAGCCGCGCGGGTAGTCGATCTTGAGCAGGTTGACCCCGTGGTAGAAATAGCCCCCGGGACTCCGCTCGGCCCAGATCACGGCCCCGCACGGGAGGCGTAGCCGGGCTTTCCGTGGGGGCGGTTCGAGCGGGGGAGGGTTCACCTCCTGTTCCCACTGGGGCAAGGTTCCGCTTTCTCTCATGTGTTGGACAATCGCGGCCTCGTCGGCCGTGTCGGCGGGGCTTGCACCCACCTGCTTTTCGGTTACAGTAGCCATTTCTCACTCTCCTCGTTTAGGGATTGTTATTGCCCGGCCTCCCTTGCCTACAATACGCCGTTCGTCATCACCCGCGAGCGGATGTCCACCAGCACGGTCGTAGTGGCGAGCGGCTCGCGGCGGGCCACCCGGCCGATCGCACAGGCGGCGAGCGGCTCTGCGCGGGGGACTTGGGCCACCCACTGGTTCAGCAAGTCGCTTCCCGCGCCGTTGTCGTCGCCGCCCACCAGGTCGCCCAGCTCGAACGTGCCCGCCCGGCAGTCGAACTCAAAAACGCCGGTGGTCGCCACGCGGATCGGGTCGGTATCGCCCGCCCGGCTCCGTTGCATCGCCACGCCTAAGAAGGCGTCGGCAAACCGCTCCTGGTTGGCCGCCTCCGAGGCCGGCTTCGCGTCGTCGGTATCCTGGAATAGCAGGTCGCCGATCTCGATCACCGTTTCGCTATCCACGGCCGCAAGCACCGGATTGGTGTCGCCCCAAAGCCATCGCATCTTGTCGCCCACTGGTTTTCTCCTCGTGTCAAAGTGTTATGCCCGGCCTCCGCTCCTGCATCAGCCGGGCGGTTGCATCGTGCTCAAGTGTCCGGCGTGCCGTCGCCCTTAGCTTGATTCATCAGCCGTTCCAATTCGTCCGCCCACGTCGTCCACTTTTTGGCAATGCGTTCTTGCCGCTCTTGGTATTCGATGTCTGGAGCTCCATACCCTCCCTGCATGCGATTCGTCTCTGCTGACTTGTTGGCGCCGCTTGCCTTTCCTCGACAATAGCCAAGCAGGCCATATAGGTCGTGCGTTTCTTGTACCCGCGTTCCGCACTCCGGGCAGAACCGCGTCGTTCGCTCTTGTCCGCAGCACTTCATTGCTTCCCCTCCGGCGCGCCGTCGCCCTTGATAAAGTAAGATGATCGCAAGTAGCGTTCGACTACCCGAAGCGCTTGGAGGGCCTGACTGTATCTCTCGTCAAGTGCGATTCGCGCATTTGCTAGGAGTCTATTGAGTTCCTGTACGTCGATTTCCCGTTCGATCCCATCGCCCACGCGGTCGGCGGGGGTGCTTGCGCTCTGCTCTTGGCCCGATTCGGTCATGGCTTATTCTCCTCAGCTCTCCTTGTTCATTTTTCTCCGTTGGGCTACCTCGTCGCGGTCCACCACAACCTCCCGAGGCGCCGTGATCCCCAGTCGAACCGTCTTGCCACGGATTTCAACGACGACAACGTGGATCAGTCCAGCGGGGTGATCGATCGTGATCCCTTCCGCTCGCATCCTGGTGAGCAGCAACATTGTGTTTCCTCCTTGAATGTGAAGTGAAAAAAAGCGGCGGCCCCGACATTCTGACAGAGCTGACCCGCTGCGCGCGCGAGCCAGGCGTAGTCGGGCATCGAACATGGACCCAGCAGGTCGCCGCCGCCCGACGGCACAAGCCGTCCGAACAGCACCACTGGCGTTGCAACCGCTGAACGGCCGCCATTTGCCGAAGTGCTGCAAGTCGCTGGGGGTCGGAATTGCACCGACTTGGACCACGGGCGATTGGTCCAGCGAACGGGTCCTGAGCAGTACGCTTCTGCATTGCATAATGCGTTTCTCGGTCGCCCCTTGCATTCCGCGGGTCGCTGTCCCCGCCGCCCCAGCAATGCGCACAGCCCGCCCCGCGCCAGTTCGGCGGGGAGCGGGCGTAACGAGTCGCTCGACACCGCCGGACCGTGACCCAGACCGGCGGCACGAGGAGGTGCTCAAGGCGGTGGAGCGACTCGGATTGGAGAAGCAGCGGCGACGCGCCTGTCTTGCGACCTTCGGCGTGGGATCGTTTGGACCACACCGGAGCCGCCGCCGCCGTGTTCAATCGCTCGTGTCGATGCGAAGAGGGCAGGGGGGTCATGCGACGGCCTCCTCTGCCGGTCGGCGGAGAAGTGCGGGCGGGGCAGAAAAAAGCCCGCCGCCGCTCCGTGTCGCTGTTTCGCCAGGCCAGCACAGCGGGAAGCCGGGAAGGGTGGCGGGGAAGGAGGAAGTCACGTTTTGGCCTTTCGCACAAGGTTTCCGTCGCGGTCAACACCTTGCCCTTTTAGGCGATATACGATCAGATCACCGGCCGCCTTCTTTTCAACGGACCCATCCCGAAACAACACTGATAACAGAAGCAAGATGATGCGGCAGGTTCCGTTAAATAATCGAACGTGCATGATGTCGGATGGGCGGCACCAGCCACTCTTTCGATCATAACTCTCGATCCGCAACTTGCATTCGGCTGGAATCACATCGTCAAGGCGACACGCAAGCTCATGAACCGTATGCCATTTGAGGTCTAGCATTTCGTGACGCACCTGTGCTCTTGATAGGCCACGGCGAAAATATCCTGGCGCATACGCTGCGTGATCTATTCTTTTTTTGTGATACATGAAAGGATTCTCAACAGTTCCTTCAGTTGGTTGGCCGTCGCTTTTCTGTCGGATACTGACACCCCAAAGTCATCCAGTGACCTGAAAGCCTCGCCTCCTCGGCCGGAATTGAGAAAATGCAGGAGTGCTCCGGATAGCCGCAAAATCCTATCGCGGTATCCTCGTGTCGGCACTTTGCTGGTAGTGCGTGTTTTGGTAGTCCTTCCATTCGCTATACCGATCAATCGTTCACGCTCGTCCGCTAGTATCTTGAGCCGATCCCTGTCGCTCCCCGCTTTTTTTACCCTCGCGGCTAGTTCCGACACGGCAACCGCCGGAAGATTGTGCTGTGCCGCAATCCCCGCCAGAGCTTCCCGTGCGTGATCGTTTTGGTTTACTTTGCGAAGCTGAACCAGGACGGCTGGCTTAAGCACGTCGGCGGTCGCTTTGTGGCCAGCACGGCAGAGTTTTTTATATTCCTCCTCTGCAACAAGACGATCCCGGAGTGTAGATTCCGAGATACCGGCCAGACGGGAAGCCCGCTTAACCGTTTCGCCCATTTCCTTAACGGCTCGCATTGCAAGCAAAATCTTTTCCTCAGTGGGATTCCTTCCGCCATGCCGGCAGTTTGCAAATAGAGTCGCATAGTCGCGTGCAACGCGGTCCTCTCCGGTCATTAGGTACATGCCGATTACTGCGTTCGGTTGCTCGATGCCATCGGCAATACGCTCCTCGAATGCGTAGATACGCTGGTTTCCATCGGCAATCGCGTAGCCAGTCGGAGAGCGATAGGTAATTATTCTCGGAATGGGATAACCAGCATCCATGTCTTCCCTGAGGCCAGCAACAACGTCGGGAAGTTTCGGCTCAACCGGACGGGCCTTGTTGTGACGTGACAACACTAAGTCGAACGCGGAAATCGGGGCCTCGACAAGTTCCCATGTTATCCCAATCTCCTCCATAAACCGTTCCTGATCAGCGGACGGAACCCAATTAACGGCCATCACATATCCTCCAAGTAAAAAGCCCGCCGGACCTGCGGCGGAAACCGCAGTGGTACCATCCGACGGGCGTTGAGAGCGTGCCGCGAGAGCGTCAGATCGGCAGCCGCAGCTGCCGGTCGGCGGAGAAGCGCGGGCGCGATGCGGGACGAATCGTGTACCTTTTCTGCGCGCCGCGCTCGAAAATCGGCCTTTTCCCAGCAAAAACCCCCACGCCGACCGAACATAAGAAACATTATCCGTAGGGGTGGTACATGAAAGGGGAGTGTAAGAAAAATCCCGCCGGCCGCCCCGAGCGACCGAAGTGACTCAGAGGGCCCGAGACGGGCGCGGCGGGGATTTTCATCGTTGGAGTTTCGCGGTGCCATATCCGTTCCTTGGCTCCCGCCCCGGCTGATTCCGGGGTCACTTCGGTACGTTCACGCGTCAATTTACCAGCCGCCCGGCCGGTGTCAACAGCAAAGTTTACGGAATCCGAAGTGTTACGAAAGTCGGAAGATGTAATACCGGCGCGCAGAGGGCGCAAAGAGAAGGCCCGCCAGAGCGGGGCGGAGTGTGAACTCCCGTCCCTTGGCATAAGGGCTTGCTGGCCCCTTTGCTCTAGTGAGAGCACGATAGGCAATGGTCTAGCCCGCCGAAGCGAGCAAGCCTTGGGCGAGGTCCTGGACTGCTTGGCAGGCAGTCCGCTTTATACCAGCGCTGTTTCGTCTGCCGTGTGGACCGGGGCGTCGGGAGTAATCGAACATCAACCAGTTCGCCGTTGCCCGGATCGCTCTTGAGAGCGGCACTGTTTCCGCTGGACCTCGCCGACGCCCGACTTTGTAAGGGCGCGGCCCTACGGCCTTTTTCGTTTCACGGGAGAAAGGTCGGCGCGTCATAACCCGTTGCCGGCAGAGGCCGGCGACCATTGTCAAGGTCTGTCGGAGCGACGACCGCTCCGGCTGTTGGCATTGTACCACGTTCCCGGAGGAAAAAAAAGACCCGCGCGCCCCCGAGCGGACCTTGACAGGAAACACCCAAGGGCGGCGGGCCGAGGTCATTCTATTTTTGTCAACTGCGGTTGTCAATAATCCCGCCGGAGCGGGCCTTGTACACGAAACTACACGGAGGGGAGGGCGTCGTCAGGCCGTGGTCGCCCCGCCCGCCCCATCGGGTCGGAACTCAAGGTCAAACGGACCGCGCTCACTGACGATCGGACGGCCGCCCAAGAGTTCCCCGAGCGGGCAGCCTGGCGGAACCAGAGGCACGGGGGAGTCCATCGGTGTGAACTCGCCGCAGAAGTCGGTGCCATGCAATTCGGGCCACGCGACGGAATAATCAACGCCAGCATCCGGATCGCGGAAAATATACGCCATCCGTGGAGCGGGGGCGTGGCGCTTGCACTCACCCCAGTCTGGAGCGAGGCCAAGATCTGATTCGCGCACCCACCACTTGCACCTAGCGCACCTCTCGGGTCGTTCCATATTCAGGTTCCTTTCGTCTCGCCGGCCGCGCCAAGGGCCTCCAGTAATACCACCGCCACGGGGCCGCGGTTGTCGAGCAGATCAAGGACCGTCTGGCACGCCTCGACCAGGAGCGCGTGAGAGTTGACGGCGCGGACGATCAGAGCGGCGTTCGCCTCGTGGATCCCTGACGCCACCGATGCGATCCGACAGATATCCGGTTCGTCTGCCTTGCAGCCAGCGGACCAAATTCCGAGAGCACCGCCATGCGTGTGCCCCGTTTCCCACGGTGTCGGCCTGTGGCTCATTTCTTCGCGGCCGTGGCCGCCTCCTCGGGTTGAAATTGCTTGTGATACCACTTTTCCATTTCCGCCCAAACACCGGCAGACCCACGCGGCAACAGGATGTTTGTGACCCATTCATCGGCCAGCAACGTCGATCCGTCGGAAAAACACGATTGACCGGCGGGAACCATGTCGCACTTACCGGGCCCCCGGCGCGCTTCCTGTCCCTCGAAGTGTGGCACTGGAGAATGGTATTCTACTCCCGCACCTGTCGGGCGCACGTCCTCATGGTGGCTCCCATTGCGTTGGACGTGGGGCGGATACCAATCGGTCAGGAGGGAAAACGTGACGCCCCCCAGTGGTCCGCGGAGGGAAAACCGAATCGAGACGCCACCAATGCCGTAATCAGTATGTGGTGTGCCGTCGTCCGGTTTCATGTTTGGCCTGCGCCATTCGGGTGGCCCGCCGGGCCGACCATCGAACGCTGGCATAAAGTCGATTGTTCGCTCGAATCCCATCGTCACGTCGGCCCTTCAGCCGCCTCCTGTTATCTATTTCCGCAGTCTTCGTTTACTCGCGCGCTGGCGACAGACCGGGCACCTACCACCGGGAGCCACCCGAGCACGATCGCAATGTTCGCACCAAAACAATGTCCGTCTCGGTTCCAAAACCTTCTGGCGATTTATACCCATTGGGCCGCCTCCTGTTTTTCTCCGCCGCCCGGCTCGGTGTGCCTATCGCTGGGCCGGATCACTGCCGGCAACCGGCCGGGGGCGGCGGGTGTTAGTGCGTCAGCACTTCTGGGGTGGCATGATCGCGCGCCCAGTCCTCCTTCAGTGTTCCGGCGAGCAGTGCTGAGAGGACAAGGCTGCAATTTTTGTCCGTGGCCTCGTGCCGCCGCAGCATGGCCTCGAAATTTGTTGGGATCAGTGTTAAGTAGCTATCGGCAATTTGCGATAGCGTCATTGGCGCGGACATTTCATTTTCTCCTCGGCCCTCGCGGGCCTGTATGCCGCCTGGGGGCGGCTACTGATTCAGTTTGCGCGCGGCATCCACGGCCTCACCGCATTCCGCAAACTCAGCCCAGACACGCCCCGACTCCAGGTTGACGACCGCCCAGCCGGCATCTGACTTGGGATGCACTCCAAATTTGCCGGGGCCGCACAATTCTTCGCTGATTTCGGCGTTGGCCTCCTCTTCGGTGGAGGCGGCCCCATCGCCAAACAGCGAGGCGGCGACTGCCGGTGGCAATCTTCGCTGGGCTTCATCGATCAATGCTGTACTCGCCAATTCATCGGTTCTCATGATTTTCTCCTTGTTGTGCCGCCTGGGGCGGCGGGTAATTGGTGGTCTGGTCCAGGGGCCGGCCAGAGGCGGGCTGAGGAGGTGATGCCTCGCCCGCCCCGATCGGCTACCCCCGTAGCCTAGGCCGGCTATCTTGTCGCGTTGGCTTCGACGCACGGCGGAGTCTGGGAATCCCAGGCGGCGGCCTTGTACTCGGGCAGACGGGTGACGATGTGCCCCTCAAGTTCTTGGATGCGGCGCTTGATCTGGCCATAAAGACTTGTGGCTGGCACCTCATCGCCCTCAGTGAGTTGGTAGCGAAGGCAGTGGAGGGCCTTGAGTTGGTCACACGCGATGCCCAGATCGTCGGGGCAGTCGTAGTAAAGCGATGGGCAGTCCACTCGCCAGGTCCAATCCGACTCCTCGGGAATCTCGTCGCATTTGCCATAGCGGTGGGCGACGGCCTGCGCGTTCAACTTGAACAGTTCCCGGCCGAGCTGATCGGCCTGAGCGCATGGGTCGTGGCGGTGGTGCAGGGCCGAAACACAGCGCTGCATAGTCTCGGGGGACACGATAAAAGCGGACATCTCATCACCTCATTGGGCTAGGGGTTTGGCGTCCGGTAGTCGGCCGCTCCCGTGCGCCCCTGCTCACACCAGGGGCCGCGGGGAGGGGTCGTCAGATGCGGTGCGCTCGTGTCCGAACCCAGTCGCAATCGGGGGCATGGTCGGCTGCAAGTGCCTCCCACGCGCTGTCGTCATTGATGGCGGGCGGTCGCTCTTCCTCGCTCATGGCGCGGACCATTACGCCACAATACAGGCATTCGGTTTGTTTCGTCTCGTTCATCTTTCACCTCGTTGGGGTAGGGGGTTGGTGTTTTCTTTCCCTCTCATACCCTTATTATACCGCTCGGGTAAGCATTTGCAAGCAGATTTCCTAAGTCATTGCGCCTATTGAGGTTAAGTCTTTCTGATTTTCCCGGGGCGGAAAATACTAACTGTCCAGTAAGCTAAAGCCTTACGGTGTAGTTAGTTACGGCGAACTTGATTTCCCCCTGCCGTTAGGGGACTCGGAGCGTGGGCGGCCCGTAGATCGCCGCTGGAATTGCTCTATGGCGGCACGGGGGATCAGGGCAGCCCCCCATGCCCGGGCGCACGGGAGCCGGCCGGCCTTAATGAGCTGCCATACCCGCGGGCGGGAAATGCCGAGCCGTTCGGCCGCTTCGGTCGGCGTGAACCAATCGCTAATAGGGGGGGCTTTGCTTCCCATGCAGTAATAGTATATTGTCTCGGGGCGAGAATCAAGCGGTTTTTCTGCCCTCCCCCCGAAACCGACGCACCAGGAGGCCCGTGGCGGGCACGGCGCGGGCAGGGTGGTATGATCGGAGGTCCGGCGAAACGGCCGTCAGCGGCGACGTGGCGGGCCCTTGACGGCGGAGCGGGGCAGGGGGTAGGGTGGCAGGTGGAGGAGGGATCGACCATGAAAATTCTCGCGCTATTTTTGGCCTTACTGGCGCAACCTGCCAAGTCAGACGCCCCCGATGATCCATCGATCGGTGCCACGGTGGCTGAAGTGGCGACAGTTGCGAAGTTTGCCGCATTTTCCTCAGTCCCTCCTCCCAAACGCACCGGGGTTGTAATTGTGGATCTAGTGCCGGGTGGTCCGGCCGAACAGGCCGGGCTCGAATTGGGAGACATCATTTACCGGATCGGAACTGACACCATCGATACCGGCCCCAAATTCGGCCGCGTACTCCGCTCCCTTCAGGTTGGCGAACTCTATGCGATTTGGGTTCGCCGCCTCTCAGAAGGTCCAAAGGGAAACTCAGTCTGGAAGACCAAAACCATCAACGTGGTTCCAGAAAGGCGAAGCGACGTAAAGGTCAAAGCCGAGGCTGCTTGTCCGCTCCGAATCGTGAGGGCCGGCCTTCTTAAGGGGATTATTGGGACTCCGGAAATTGTGATTGAGGTCAAAAACCGATGTTCGGTGCCGGTCGTTGCATTTCAGATCGATGCAAAATGCTTTAATCGATTTAACGATCCGGTACGGGCCCTCGGCATCGGTCGGTCAACCATCGGTGGTATTTCGCAGGAAACCATCAAGCCCGGGGATACCTTAATTCAACGCTGGCCCCTTTACGTCCAAGACACGACCGCAAGGGCCAAGATAACTATCACGCGGACAAAACGGGTCGATGGTCGGGAGTGGTCTACGGAGAAGGGGACCGCGCCGAGTTGCACGGTAGAATTAAAGGAGTAAACGCGCCCGACCGGTCCTCAAGTCCCCACCGTGCATCGCCCCAGCGGGTCGATCTTGACGCCCCCGCCTGTCAGGCTGTCGATCGTCACCGCCTCGGTGCCGCGCCGGAAATCGAATTTTGCTTTGGGGTCAACCACGAAGTCGCCGCCGTTCTCTGGGGTGAGGTAATAGAAATAGGTCCTGGATTTCAGTGTCACGTCGCCGGGCGCGCCGTCGTACTGATAGATCACCCCCGACCAGACGATCATCGAGGTGTAGCCGGCATAGAAATGCGCGGTGCCGCCGTTGAGTACCACGCTGCCAAGAGCCGCGCCGTCGCCAACGTAGAGATTCACGTTGCCACTCGTGTAGAGCGCGGCGAGCGACATCAACTCTTCGGAGTGCATCGCGAGTCCCACCGAACCGCCGTCCAAGCGAACCACCGTATCATCGCCGCCGGATAGCATCAGGGCTCGCAGATTTGCCTGCGGCAAGCCTGTGCCTTCCACAACCACCAATGGAGAATCGCCAATGTCGATCCGCATGAACTGCGAGCCCCGCCCTTCGCCGACGCCAAATCTCCACTCATCTGCCGAGATTCGCAATACTGTGTCGCGGTATTGGGCGTAAGACTCGAACCTGGTCCGGTCAATATCCGGCAGCCCGATGTCGCCGGTGGCAGACTTCCATTGGGTGATCGTGCCGAAGCGGGTGTTGTCCTGGGGCAAGTTCCAGCGGAGATGTGCTGTCGTCTGCCAAAATTCCAGATCGTCGGCGGCCTGGGGCGCGCGACCAAGCGACCAGTTGAGACCATCGATCCAGTCGTTTGGCCCCTGGTTCTCAACGGCCGTCTCGAACACGATCGTCGTGCCGCCGTCTCCAATCGCCGTCTGCGTAATGGTGATCGCCGTGGATTGCCGGACCCCTACCTCGCCAAGCGCGATAATGTAGGCTTGGCCCTGATTTCCATACGCCCCCGTGAAAGTGCCCGTGATCGGCGCGACATTTAGCGGCCCGCCAACTGCCACAAAATTCCCCGTTCCGATGATCGTAACCATCGCCTCTTGTAATTGTGCCGCCGTGGCGTTCCACGGCAGATAGACGGAATCTGTGTCGGCAAAGTACAGTTGAAACGCACCGCCGAGAATCCCCACTGGAGCCGTGAAGGTCTGGACCTCATTGCCAGCCACCTCGCCCAGGCGAGTGGGCGCGACCGCGATCGACGTTACCGGCAACATGCCTAACACGTCGGAGACAACCACAACCTCCGCCTGGTTCGCCTTGGCGTAGGCACCCGTGAACTCAAGGGCAACAGCGCTTCCGGGGAGCGGGCCGCGAGAAACCGCAAAGTTACCGAAGCCGTGGGACAGGGCGAGGGCCGACCGAATCTCCGCATTGCTGGCGTCAAAATCAAGAGTGTCTGTGGTCTGTCCGTCGAACTCGATGGTCCAAGTGCCGCTGGTCATGTTTGGGGTCGGCGTGAGCAACTGCTGCTCATTGTTGGCCGTCATTCCCGTCTGAGTCACGGCGACCAAGGGCGCATAAGCCGCGGTCACGAGACCTCTACTACTCGCGGTGATTGGAGCGAGTGCCCTTGAGGCCAAGATGCCCACGAAAGTGATCGTGTACGTTCTGCCAGAAAGCGCCACGAGCGTCCCGGTGGACCCAACCGGCGTAAGAACGGCCAGCGCGTCTTGCACGCTCGCAGCCGAGGCATTGCAGGCAAGCCCCGAAGTCGTTGCCCCCAATACCGTAATCGTCCACGTTCCGCCCGTAGCCTCAGCGGCGAGAGTCACCGATTGAGACGAATTTGTCCCCTTGGACCCTCTGGCGTCCAGCGCTACATTTAGCGTGGGCTGGGGAGCCGAGAAACCGTAGTGATTGAATCCCAACGGCGCAACCACAGACCCGGCGTCCCATGTGATTGTGAACGGCCCGCCGTTGTCGCCGGTCACTGAAGCGATGTCGGCCCTTCCATTGGAACCCGTGTAGTAGATTTCCAGTATGTCCTGAATATCGCCCGCTTGATAGGGAGCCGCAATTCCTCCAGCGTTGCCCGGGATCATATTGGCAATATTGCCTTCCGGCACGAGCTTGAACGCTCCGCTACATCCGGAAGACAGCGCAAGCGTTTGCACTTCAGTACGTATTGCCGCTCCTTTCACAAGTTCAGCGATTGTAATCCTGGGAACCACGGTAGTCGAGGGCAGATAGCTGTGGGCCTGAATGAGCGGGATTGATTGTATCGGAATGCCCAGGTGGTCTGCATTGAATTCCACAAGGGGGTCCTGATACGCGGCGTTTCCAACCACGGTCACGTTGCCGCCGCCGACCGACGCGAGTTGCTCTAACATCGTCTGAATCTGACCAGAACTGGCGTTCCAATTCAGACCCGGTGTGGTGCGGTCGTTGAACGATAATGTGTACGTGCCGGCCGTCGGCGTGGTATAGGAGGGGCGTTCGGAGAAGATGAGGGTCTGCTGCTGAGTGATCGTCGCGGAGCCGCGAAGAGCTAAGCTTACCTGTACAGACGACGCCCCTGCGCCGCTCCACAGCGTCGGAAACCAATACCATCCGCCTTGCCAATAGAAGGTCGGAGCCCATACACCTGCGGTCCAGTACCAATTACCGTATAGATTTTGAAACCTGAAGTAGAGTGGAGATACGCCAGCAGGCCCCCCGCTTATAATCACATTACCAACGGCATCGGGGTCTTCGTTAATCCGTGTCTGGAGTATTTCTGCGGTGTCCAGAAAATAAACAGCAAGCGAGTTCACAAGATTACCGATGGGAGGATGCCCCTCCAAGTCACCCTGATAAGGCATATACGTGAGCATACCGTTGCCGTAACGAAATTCAACGATATTTACTTCGTGAGTCGTATCGCTGCCGGGTACGCCAACGCGCGTGATTGAAGGACGAATTTCAATCACGGGAGCCTGTAGATCAGTATCAATGTGCTGCAAGTCGGGCTGGTCAATCCCGGCGAGCGTGCCTTGAAACGTGATGAGAAACCCGCTGTCTCCCGGGCGGGAAATGAGGCCCCCGGTTCCACCTGGAGCGTTGTCGATGTACCAGATGTACGTCGGGTAGTCAGCCACCTGCACGTTGCCCGTTCCGGCGATGTTCGTGAGCGCCGCCAATTCCGTGCGGATAGTGGCCGCATTTGCGTTGTAGGCGATGCTCGTCGCGGTGTAGTAAATACTCCCGGTCCCGCCACCAAATACAAGACTGTAGGTCCCACCGGCGGCGGTGACCATCATCACTTGCTGATCGTCTGTCGCCGGACCTCCCTGAGTGATGCGAGTGACAACACCACCGGCGACGTTGCTCAGCGGCGGGTACTGTGCCGTGGGATAGTAATAGAGATGCCCAAGATAATCCCATGCTGTCAGCAAAGGTTGGAGCTTTCGGGCGTCTTTCCCGGTGAATCGACAGACATACGCCGTGCTGAGACCTGAAACAATTTTCGTGACAGTGGCAGTTCTGGACATTGGAAACGCGGCAATTCTCGCTTCAATGTCTGCGGCCGAAGCATTGTAAGCCAGCGGGATGTTATTGTTCCAATCGGTTCCGCCTGGTGTGCCTACGCCGTCCATTCGGAGAAACCAGTTTCCGGCCGTGGCGTTGAGTACCCAAATCGTCTGCTGTTCGTCTACGCCGTCAACACCGAACACAACTTGCGCGACAGTGCAAAGGTTCGCCTCGCCAGTCAGTCCGTTAAGGGCCGTCATCTCAGGGACGTTGAGCCCCGAGAGCACACCGCCAAAGTCAACGGCCCATGAACGGCTGTTGGGCGACGTGACCAACACGTCATTCGCAGTAAATACTGGAAGAGCGTTGAGCGCTGCTTGCACCTCAGTAGCGCTGGCGTGCCAGCCAATCGGAGCGGTGGTGTAGAAGGCCGCATTCACCATCACCACCAACTGATAGGTGCCACCGGTAGCGGCGGTCGGGCGAGTCACGGTCTGTTTGGTGTTGCGACCGGAAATTCCCCTGACCTCCGTGGTTGTGGCGATCGACAAGAGGCCGGCCATGGAAGCGTTCGCTACGAGGTCGGCCTGCGCCTGATTTCCTTCGTTTGCCGTGAATGTAATCTGGAATCCGTGGAAGATTGTACCAGGCCCTGAGACCACGGCGTTTCCGGTTCCAATCGTCGGGAGTCCGTCCAATTCGGTTTGCACTTGCGCGACGTTGCAATTCCACTCCAGGTCGCTGGTAGTCGAGCCGCCGAAGGTCAAGGAAAACGTGCCGACATAAGGCTCGCCAGCGGACTTGACTAGTTGCACCTCGTTAATTCCGCCGCCTTCAGTAGTCTCCTCGATCGTGATCGTTCCAGCGCTGATCGTGTAGGCGAGCGTTGTGGCGCTTCCGATGCTGAGTTCGGGAACGGGGGTTGCGGCAAGCGTGCCGCCGAAGGTCACGATCCAGTTGCCGCTCCAGCCGGTGACCGTGATGTCCCCGGCTTCGATGTTGCTCAGGGCCTCTAGGGCCGCTTTGATTTGCGCTGCCTTTACGTTGTGGTACAGGGGGGCCGTCAATTGGTTGCCGCCGAGGCTGAAGCAGAGAGTAAAGCTGCCCGTATTCGGGGCGGTCGTCCAGGTGAGCGTCTGGACTTCGTTGACATCCGCCGTGCCGTTTTCGGTCGTCTGAGCGTAGCCATCGCCGCCAACGATGTTATCATCTACCCATACCAGACCTCCACTCAGCATCTCCTCGATCGTCAGGACGACCCCAACTTCATCTGCCGTCAACACCACCGGGGCCGTATTGAGAGGCCCACCTTCCGCGGTCCAGGTGATAGGATCATAAATGGCGTTGACCATCGTGCGGCAATTGGCCGCGGTGTCGTTGTACAGAATCGTGTAGGTGTCACCGTAGGGAACACCGCCGACCGCCCGTCGCACGTCCACCTGCCCCGACGAGGCCCCGGTGATCGCGGCCGTTATCTCGGCGTGAACGCCCTCCACTCCCTGGGTAAGTGTATCGGCCACAAGACCCGTAGCAGAACTTTGAGTTAGGTGGGGTGTTGCCGTAATCAACGGCCAGGGCCGTCCACCCATGCTCCCGGCGAATGAGAGCGTGTACATGCCCTCCGTAAGAAGCGCGTCGCAGGAAAGCCTCACTGAAGGGGAATTACCGATGCTCGGGAGATTTCTGAGTCGTATCC